GACAGCAGTGGTCGAACATTCAAAGACCTGAGTTCTGCTTTGGGTATGGCTGTGCCTCAGGTCAAAGACCTGAGTGCAGCCTACCTTGGACTGGCTTCGACCACTGCCGCAGCGGCTGCGCCGCTGGACAGCAGTGGTCGAACATTCAAAGACCTGAGTTCTGCTTTGGGTATGGCTGTGCCTCAGGTCAAAGACCTGAGTGCAGCCTACCTTGGACTGGCTTCGACCACTGCCGCAGCGGCTGCGCCGCTGGGCAGCAGTGGTCGAACATTCAAAGACCTGAGTTCTGCTTTGGGTATGGCTGTGCCTCAGGTCAAAGACCTGAGTGCAGCCTACCTTGGACTGGCTTCGACCACTGCCGCAGCGGCTGCGCCGCTGGGCAGCAGTGGTCGAACATTCAAAGACCTGAGTTCTGCTTTGGGTATGGCTGTGCCTCAGGTCAAAGACCTGAGTGCAGCCTACCTTGGACTGGCTTCGACCACTGCCGCAGCGGCTGCGCCGCTGGGCAGCAGTGGTCGAACATTCGCTAATATACACACGGCGTTAGGAGCCTCGCCTGGATTTGGAACATCGCAAAAAATCGCTCCCTATGATCCTAAAACAGATAAACAAGAAGCAGAGCGAAATCGAAAGATTTTCAACAACTATCTTGAACAAGTCCGAAAAGAAATCAAGGAACTAGAGAAAGCAGAAAAAGAAAAAATAAAAATAGCCGACAAATCCGAAAAAGAGAAAGTTAAACTAGCTAAACAATCGCAGAAAGATATCGAAAAAACCGAAAGAGACAAAGTACGCGCCGCTGAGAAGGCAGAACGAGATAAAGTGCGTGCCGCAAAACAGGCTGAGAGAGAACGCGCAGCCGCTACAAGAGTTTCCATGCCTTCTGGGCTAGGTTCCGGTTTGACGGCTCGCGCAGATATTTATATGCACGCAAATGCAATGCGTGCCTTGATTTCTTCTGGTCAAGGTTTGTTGGATATGTACGGCAACCTTAAACTAGCGGAAGCTGGATTGCAAGCATTTACCAACAACGCACAAACCACGGCTAGTGTAATGGCCGAGATTAAAGACCATGCCGAAAAGACCACATTTACTAGGCTAGGACTAACACAAGCAACTCGTAACATGATGGCTTATGGACTGTCGGCTAAGAGTGCGATAGAACACATGAAAATGTTGGGGGATGTAGCTGGTGGCAGTGAGATGCGTTTTGATAGGTTAGCCTATGCCATGTCTCAAATAACCTCCAACGGCAGACTCCAAGGTAACGAACTGCGTCAGCTTACCGAACAAGGCTTCAACCCGCTAGAAACCATGAGTCGCGTCACGGGCAGGTCTATGCTCGAACTGCGTAAGATGATGGAAGCCGGAGCCATCTCAGCCGATCACGTCACAGAGGCTTTGAAGATCGAAACTTCCGCAGGCGGAAGATTCGCCAACATGCAAAAGCAAATGGCTAACACCCTACCGGGCGTTAGGAACCAACTCAAAGAAACTGCACAGAACCTAAAGATGGGGTTCATTTCAGCTATTGAGAAGGATCTTGTCTATGCCATGAAAACAGTGATTGGCTATCTCAAATTGTTCGAGCAGTATTTACAAACGCCTGCTGGAAAAGCAATGGCTATCCGAATGGTTGAGATCGCCAAGAACGTATTTATTGCGGCGGTTGCTTTCCACGCCATAGGCTTTGCGATGGCTAGTCTGATGTGGTGGAGCCAATCCGTATTCTCCATGTTGAATCGAATCGTATTCGTATTTCGAGCATTGGCTACGGGGATCTCGCTTTTGGTCAGCATAGTCACGAGCCCATTCGCACTGATCGTAGCCGGAGCAATCGCAGCAGGGCTTGCAGTTGCTTATGTCGCATCTCAAATCTGGGGGCCGAATTCTGTTTACGATGCCTTCCTGAATTTGTACAACACAGCTATGTGGTTTTTCAATTCAGTGTCCGGATTCTTGTACAACTTCGGACACAACTGGTCAGTCATCAGCAAGTGGTTGTTGGACAACTGGGCTACCATCATCCCCGACATGATGGATCTAACTATGCGGTTCTTCGGCGCGATGATTAACAACGCACAGGTCGGATTCCGGACTGTGGCTAGGCTTATGGTTGTATTCACCACATGGCTTGTTGATACTTGGTACTCGCTATTTGATGGTCGTGTCTACGAAGCTATGGTTTCTGGCTTCATCAAAATTTTCACTTGGCTTGAGGACAAGTGGAAAGCCTTTGCGAACTTCATGTCGAAGGTATGGGAAAACTTGTTTGATCCAGGCGCGCTCTACGACATCCTTAGCGAAGGTATGGGGATCGATGCCACTGCCAATAAGATGACAGAGGACATCCAAACAACCCTTGATAAAGGGTTGTTTGAGGGGATCAAAGGCGTAATCGAAAGCGAATACGGTAATCTATCTACTGGCTTGGAAGGATTCCAAGCCAGTACGCCAGAATTGACTGGTTTGAAGTTCGATATGCCAACCATGCCTCCCCCGCCAAAAGCACCAGAATTGCCTGACGCTGGTAAGTACACTGGCCCTGGATTCGCAGGTCTAGGCGCAGGTGGCGACAAGGCTTTCAAAGCCACCGAAGCTATGTCTGCGACCGGAGCAGACTACAATAAACTGCTCGCAGAGCAGTCTGCTCGCATGGCTACATCGAAAGCCAATCCACAACTAGCTGCACAGCAACAAACCAACACCCTTCTTGGTTTAATTTACAACGCCCTCAAGGGCGCACCCCAAGTTAATCTACAGCCAGCAGGCGTAGCAGGACAAGGAGCAGTACCGTAATGGCAACTACACTCGTTGGTTTACGAAGTCAGTCGATGACCCGAGACGAGGAGGGTCATCGTACATACAACCTGTCTTGGCTGCTCAGGACGGATAGCCACCTAGACGGCCCTGAGACAGTCTTGCAGACTGTCAATCTGCTCTTTCCAGTAGGCTCTGCCTACGCCTTGGACAACGACTATGATCCGTGGGCATTTTGCACGCCTGATATGTCCATATCAGTCCACCAAGACCTAGAAGAAGGCGAGCCCTGTCAACATTGGATTGTGACCAATAAGTTCACAACCAAGCCTATGTTCAGGTGCAACACGGTTCAAATAGACAACCCGCTTTTGGAGCCGTACAACATCTCTGGTGATTTCACACACGTCAGTCGAGAGATGAAAACCGACCGGTTCGGCAAGCCGCTTTTGCATGTCAACTTTGAACAAATGCTTGGCCCCGAAGTCGAGGAGAAGATCAGTTACCCGACAGTATCCATCTCTTTCAACTCCTCGATATTGCCACTGAGCCTCATTACGATGGTACTCAACAAGGTCAACGACGCACCGCTTTGGGGATTCCCAAAGCGATGCGTTCGGTTCACAGATGCTAAGTGGGAACGGGTTTTGTATGGGGTGTGTTTCTACTACTACAAACTCACCTATTCGTTTGAGACAAACCTTGAAACCTTCGACAAATTCATACCGGCAGTCGGCACAAAAACCCTGTTGCCTAGATCCATGCCGTTTCTCCCCGGTAGTTACGCCGTTCAAAAAGACGTACTCGGTGAGAACGAAGGGCCAGTCGTACTTAATCGAATTGGCGCAAAAGCTGACCCAAATAAGCCACCGTATATCATAGACGGTGAAGGCAACAATCTAAATCCAGGCCAAGGCAGCCTTGACGGGCCTTTGATCCAGAAGCGGGAAATCGCACAGGAAGCGAATTTGTTACTACTCGGTATTCCAACCTCAATCAACTAACATGGGCAACAAACACGAAGAACAAGTATTCCGTACCGTAGGCTCGCCTAGAGCAGACGACCGTTTCACGGTCGTCTTGCATACGCACTACCTAGAATGGGACACCGGCGCGACGACCGACATCCGATGGGCCTACGACCGGCTGATCCCTACCGGCAAGGGATCGAGTTATCAGAATACGATTCGAGTCCAACCCGGAAATAAGATCGCCATCCAGATCCCGAATATGGATGTCGATAAATGCGAAATCGTGCTGGGGCATAAAATGCCCCAGCTTACGTCCAATGCTGAGTTAGCGGAAACCTTGGCGAAGGAGCAGAAACTCAACGAGATCGAAATATGGGATTCTGAAAAGCAGATAGGATTCATCGGCCCCGATAGAATGATGTTCGGCCAATTCAAAGGCCCATTGTTCGCGCAATGTACTAGAACTACAGCCCTTTTACACATCACAGCGGCCCCTATCTAATGGACAGCAAACATTACGTCCTCTCGGAACGAGATCGCCGGGTTCTCGATAAGCTCCACTCAGAGGATAAATCCGCACCACCGCCTGCCATGCTCCCTCCGGCTTCGGGGACGTATCTGTCTGCGCCGGATGTGTACTGGGCATTGCCTCCATGCGAAACCGGGTTGCCTGCTGCAACCCGTCTATCGGACGGATCTGTTCGACCGGGCGTGGCTCGATGTTGTTTGTACAAATCGGATGACGATTTGGATAAACTCGTCCCTGTCTTAGACCCTTCTGGCATACCGTTTCGTATTGAAGTTCGGAACCACTATTTCCGAGTCGCAAACGACTACGTTCAGGTATGGCGACACAAGAACGGCACTTGGACAAACGAACGCCCAGAGGTAGTCGCCGAATCCACGGCGACTACCTCCACCACAGCCTCGCCCGATAGCATCTCGACTGTCAACCCTCGATGCCAAGGGGAGTGCATTTGGGTTGCAGGCAGCAGTGCAGATGGGCCTGTTTGGAGGGGAGTCGTTGGTGGCTGTGCGAACACAACCACCACGACAACCACAACCACCACGACAACCACGACAACCACGACAACCACGACAACCACGACAACCACAACGGCTGCGCCGTGTGAATCGACAAGGTGTATGCTTAGATGCGTGGCCGCGACCACGACATCGCCCCCAGGGGGGACGACATCGTGGCCCCCTGCTCCGAGTACCGGGTACGTCTACCAAGTGATTGGAACGGCTTGCAACGCTCCTTGCAACTGCTTCGGAGCAGGAGATCCCTGCTATCTGCTAAACGGGGAGATCGAAAGTCGATGTGTCTACACAGTAACGACGACACCAGGGCCGACGACCACTACGACCACGGGCGGGCCGATTGACGGCCCGCAGACGTGCAACATCGCCAACAATCTGCTCGGAGTTCCCGCAGCGGGAACTTACCGTACTGCGACTATCAAAGGCTATGCGGCGGGCTGGATCATCTGCCAAGACTGCCCCAACGGAGACTTCCCATTGTTCCCTCGGGGGTCAATCGACTCGATTGACCCTGATCCTAACGGGCAGGTTGTCGTCCACGATAGCCCTTGCGGTAGAGATCCCTGTGGGGTGAACTCCACTGTTTATACTCAAGGCAAGGCGATCTACAGAGCGTTTTCACTATCTGACCAACAATGGTTCTGGGGCAATAAGACTGATTCAGATCAGATCATCCAGTACGATGATGAAAAATGGTTGGCAAACTGGCGAGTTTGCCAGCAATGCGGGCCGGGTTTGCGTCCCGCAAACCCGCCTTCTCCGTGGTTGTTCTATGATTCTTCGGAGAACCAAAACGGCGTTTCTTTGAGTCAGACTGATGGGATGTATCTGTACGAAACATCCTGCGTTGCTGGGCCACCTTGCGATGTGTGCGAACTCGCACACATCGGGGATTTGTTAGGCACGACAACAAGCACGACGGCTTCGCCTACGCCTCGGCCAACGACTACGCAACCGCCCTGCGGTTGCGAGCCTCCTACGTTTTGTCCGAGTGCGACCGGTGAATGTGTTCGCACTCAATGCCGACCCGGAGGGGCGGCGTTGGGCACGCCTGCGTGCCCAACGACGACTACTGGGCCGAACCAATGTTGGGATGCAGCTAATCTCAGAATGTGCGTGTGTGGTAGTACGACTACCACAACAACTACCACAACAACACGAACACCGTCTAACTGTAGCGGTACTTGTAGTTACGAAGTTGGCGTTTATCCCATAGGTTATGCAAGATGGATAACTAGGTGTGACTCGGGTTGTTATTGTCAGGTTACTGGACAACCTTCTACATCATGCGGCACTATTGTAACGGGTGTCTGCGTACCAACCACAGCACTTCCCACTCTCCCACCAGTCGATTGTACATCCTGCCGTGGGACTTGTCTTTGGTACGCTATGTTTTTAGAGGGGTCATATAGATGGGTGAGCTTTACATCGGCGCAGGCGGTCTGCACCCCTTATGAACTTGGTTGCGGGTGCAGAGGCGGTAATTATGATCCTTGGACTGGACTGGGATCAAACTGTTGTCACTGCCCAGCACCAGAAACATCTCCTACGAACATCTGCGATCTTGCTGAGACTTCGTGTGCTTTATATGTTCCTGATAACGATGGGGGTTGTGGTTGTTGCACAACCCAACCTTGCGACAAGTATTGCTCGTTCAAAGGTAACGGCTACGGCGGTTGGACAAAGATCGACGATCCTTGTCCAACCACTTGCCCATGTCCAGCCTACCCACCTACGGCTAGCCAATCGGATTGCGATCTTCGTCGATACGCTTGCGGTTCGGTCGTTCCGACCACAACCGCAAGCCCAACAACCTCGACGACAACGACAACCCCTGGCCCTGGGGCTTGCTGCTTCGGCGGTGGATGCGAGTTCATCCCCTACCAATGGTGTCAGAACTTTGGAGGTACGTTCCAAGGCGAGGGTGTAACCTGCGACTCGGTGACGTGCCCGACCACAGTTCCTCCGACGACAACTCAGCAGTATGGAGCATGTTGCAGACCGCAGGCAGGATTCCCATCGGTATTCTGCGAGCAGGGCGTATCGAAATCCTACTGCGATTACTATCAAGGAAGCTCTTGGTACTCAGGTCAGACTTGTGCCCAAGCCAACTGTATTCCGACGACCACAGCATCGCCTGTTGGGCGATGCTGTTTCTACTTTAACGGCGTATTCCAATGGTGCGCAGATAGCATCACTCAGGTTTCCTGTAGTGCTACTGGTTTTGGTGCGGGATGGTCGGCTGAGTGGTCGCAGGGACAAACCTGCTCCGCAGGTTGTCCAACAACTACTACCACAACTACCACAACTACCACCACAACGACCACTACAACTACAGCAGCCCCGCCTTGCGGGGTCTGCGACTATTTGTCCAGTGACGGTGTTACTTGGGAGTTGATAGTCAGCGAGTGTACGGCCCCTTGCAACTGTGTGCCGCCTTCAAATCCTCCGGCATTTGAAGGCGACTCAGCTACCACAAACTGCCAGTAATTTGCCAACCTAGCAATTTGTTGCGATCAAAGAGACTCCCTGTAGAATCAGGGAGTCTCTTTTTCTAGCGGGGAAACAATGACCAAACCATTTTTGACGGTCGCAATGGCGACCTATGACGATTCCGACGGCGTTTACTTTTCGATCCAAGCCCACCGACTCTTGCAGGACAGTTCCGACTGCGAATTTATCGTTCTGGACAACAACCCAGATAGCGAACACGGCAAGACCACCCGAGAGTTCGTCCAAGGGATCGCACACAACGAACGGATTCGGTACATACCATTTACCGAATCCAAGGGCACTACGCAGACTCGCGAACGGCTTTTCAAGGAAGCCGAAGGCCAGTACGTCCTGGTCACCGATCCGCACGTCCTGGTGCAAGCCAACGGCTTGCACCGGCTCAAGGAGTTCCTGCGGAACTCCGACCCAGAAATGCAGAAGAATCTGTTCACCGGCCCTTTGCTCTACGACGGTATGAACTACGTCGCCACCCACTTCGAGTGCTTATTCCGAGATCAAATGGAAGGGGCCTGGGCGACCGCCTGGAAGCATCCAGACGGTGCGCTGGTGGTTACATCCCAATCGTCTCAAGGAACCGTCCAGATGCGTCCTCTGCATCCTGAGGGGCTAGGGGAATGGGTGGCTACCGACATTTCGTGGCCGGGCCACGAAAAGGCTCTGATGGATCGCGGCTACAAAGTAGCGGGGATGGACTCGAACGACCCGCCGTTCGAGATCCCGGCTCAGGGCCTCGGGCTTTTCTGCTCGTCCAAGGAACACTGGTTGGGGTTCAACCCTGATTTCCGGATGTTCGGGGGTGAGGAATGCTACATCCACCGCAAGTATCGCGCCGCTGGTCGGCAGGCACTCTGCCTGCCGTTTTTGAAATGGGTACACCGATTCGGCAGAGTCGGTGGGCCTAAATACCCTCTGACGATGGAAGGCAAAGTCCGGAACTACATTCTGGGGTACAAGGAATTGGGGCTCGATCCTGAGCCTATCCGCAAGCACTTCGTAGACGAGATCAAAGTACCGCAACAGCGGTACGACATGATCGCCGCCGATCCAGTCAACTTCACACCCTACGTCGCGCCGAAGCAACCACAAGTCGATGCCATCGGAACCTCGAACCTCGGGCATCCTCTGCCGGTATCGGCGCAGAACCTCGGCCAAGTGGCCGAGTTTCTGCTCAAGAATCCCCGAGACTTGGATCAGCATATCAACGCCTTCATGCGATGGACTATCGACTGCGATACCGCAGTCGAGATCACCAAGCGGCGAGAAAGCACCGCTTTCTTGCTCGCTGCCCTTGGCCGCAAGGCGTGCCAAGGCAAATGCAACAAAGAATCCTGCGACAAGTCGCAGTGTAAGCAGACTGCCGAACTGTACTCTTGGCAAGAAGAAGGCGATACGCTCCTTGGCATTTTGCAGGAGCATGTCAAGATCCACGAAGGTCGTCCACTGTCCTACACCGTTACGATGGCGGATTTGACCGAGCCTGTCCAAGAAATCCCCGAAGCGGATTTCCTGTTCCTTGATACCCGCCATACCGGTGAGCGATTGCTCACCGAATTGAACCTGTATTCGCCCATGATCCGCAAGCGGATCATGGTACACGACACGGCATTATATGGGGTTACAGGTGACGGTAACACCAAGGGACTCTGGTGGGCCATCAAGTCATTCTTGGCCGAGAATCCAGAATGGTTCGTGGCCGAACACAACGATGCTCAGTACGGTATGACCGTACTGAGTCGGGTTGTTGAGGATCGTCCGAAGGACGAGACGAAGCCTTGGCCTAAGACTGACAAGGAAGGCAAGCCTTGCGGTTGTGGAACCAACCTCAAGGCTTGGCTCAAGAAGATCGGCATCGAAGAGACTCCAAACTGCTCTTGCAACCAAAGGGCGAAGGTGATGGACGATCTTGGCTCCCAATGGTGTAGAGACAATATCGAGACGATCCTGGACTGGTTAAACGAAGAAGCTACCAAGAGAAATCTTGGTAGCTTGTTCTTCCGACCGGCTGTCAAGCTGGTTGTGCAAAGAGCAATTGCCAAAGCCGAGAAAGACGAGGCGAATGGCCTGTGTGGCTAATCCACCGAGGCTGTAAGCCTCGGTGGTGGAGGCGTAGTAGCAGATAGGTTATTTCTGTAGTACGCCTCGATCTCTTGCCGAGTCTGTAGGTAGAACTCGTCATACACAGCTTCTAAAGGCTTGCCCGACACGCTGTACGGGCAAGCATCCCAGGACGATTCGCAGTTGAATCCCTGTGAGATACCTGACCAATGTTGCTCACCTTCTAGCCCCCACCTATAGACATAGGTGGGAATCGTTGGGGTGGCTCTGCTGTCTGCGAAGCGAGTCTTGAGTTCACCAAGGAACATCTGATCCTGGCCTATGTTTTTGCGGTCTGGGAACAGACCGTCCCAAGGGTCTAGGCACTTTCGGTCGAAGGTGATGCTTGACCAGAACCGACCTTCGGTCGGTTCTACGTTCAGAGATCCACCGAAGGTGCTGAACACTTTGTCGGGATAAGTCCACAAGGCCCCAGTCCCATAGTGCCATGCTGCATGTTCTAGGTGATTCCCGGTGAACCCATCGTCGTCATCCCAGATGGCGACGTGGGTGAAGTGAGGCCCCATGTACTCCAAGGCGAAGTTGTACTTTGCCGCAATACTGCGGAACTTCTCGCCGTTTTGTGGCCTGAGTAGATAGACGTTGCGGCTTTTCCATTCTTGCCACTGTTCTTGGGTCGGAGAACATCTCGCATCTTTCGGGCGATCATCAATGATCGCCAACGTAGCGTTCTTGTAGGTCTGATCCAAAAAGCACTTGAGGGCGTTTTGGATGGTTTCGTGCCGGTGATTCCACACCGGCATCAGGCACAAAAAATGAGGTCGGTTCACTTGCAAAACTCCTTGGGGTGGATGCTGATAATTTTCCTATAGATGGTTTTTCGAGTGGTGTGAATGACACCGGCTGTCTTGAATGTTACTAGACGACTATGCTCAGTCGCCACGCCGTATTCCAGAATCCACGCGCCTTGCTCGATAGCGAGCAAGGCTTGGATAAGCCGCGAAGCGTCCAGAGGCCGCTTCGCATCTAACATCCTCTTAGCTTTTTTGAGAAGCCTGCGCTGTAGAGCGCAGGCTTCTGCCTGCGATCTAATCTCACGATGCCATCTGCCATCGACACTTGTATGTCGCCGTTTTGGTTTCGTTGTCGGGGGCTTCCAGCAACAGACTTCTACTTCTGTTGGCGGGTTCTTACAGTTCTTGCTCATGGTTCGGTTTGATAAAGGTAAGGCCAATCCCTTGCCAATCGGATCGGTCGTTTTCGTGGAAAATAGGTTGGCCGAGTTCTGCACGTTTGCGCATCACTTCGATTTTCTCAGGAGATCCGGCAGGAGCATCCGTCCCGACGAACATGGCTTGTGCCACGTCGTCGTCGATTGGGGTGTTGCCGTATCTCAAGACATACTCGAATCGGTCGCTGGTCATTCTTATCGTTTTCGTGGTGGGGGTGGTGATGTCGGTATGTTGCTTGTTTTTCTTTTTCTAGCTCGCCTAGCCCAGATCGCCAGCAACTCTCGAACCCACTCTTTAGCAGAAACCATTTCAGTTCGCCAATCTTCCCTATCCTCGGGATCTACACCGCACAGTTCGGCATAACAGGCCGCAAGTTCGAGCCGTTGGTCATCGGTTAAGGGTGGGATTACGTCGCCGGTTGGTGGTGGCGGTGGGACTGGTTCTTTAGTTGGCATCTTGCACCTTCTTCGATAGTTCTTTGAGCAGTGCATCGGCGTGCTTAACGGCCCACCATTCAATGCTCTCCTGCCCTGCGTGCAAATTCGGATTCGCCAACAGCCCCTGCAACGCCATCGCTGCGATCTTCTCGCGTTTGCTAAGCCCAAACTCAGGAAGGTATTGATCTGGGTGGCTCGGATATGCCCTATCTCCATAGATCATCATTTAATCTCCAATCTGTTTTCAAAGTCCATGAATTCCTCGATGTGCGTCACCATGATGATCTGCACACCCATCTCTTGTGAAAGCTCAGACAGAAGTGCCCGGACGTTGCTGCGGTAGTGCGACGAGACGAACCGGAACGGTTCGTCCAGAACCAAAACCCTAGCGGGTTGAGGACGTTGCAGCATGAGGCAAGCGAGCCGCAAGCCGAAAGCTGCTACGTCTAAAATTCCGCCGCCGCACGATTGGAGGGGGTCAAGCTCGTGACCTTCCGCATCGACAAGTACGCCGCGCACTTCTGTCTGTCCCCGTTTCTGCTCGAAAACGAGCAGAAACTTCAATGCTTGGTCGCCAAAGACCGCCTGTAAGCATCGGGTAACAACGTACCCGATGCGTTTCTGGCAAGCCTCTTGGCACTCCATGCTGATCTGTTGGACAATCTCTTTGGCCGCCAAGGCGGCCTCGTATCGTTCACGCAAGTCGTCTATCGACGACTTGCTATTCTCAACCGCCATGACGGCAGCCTCAAATTTATTTGAGGCTGCCGAGAGCGTTGATTGCATCTTGGTTAGCCGCAAAAAATTCGTCACACTGTTTGTTGAAAGATGGTTCATTGGTTTCGATGTACTGTTCGAGTTCCTTGATTTCCGCCTGCGCTGATTCAATCGTCTCGTGTCCGAGATCCTTGAGGTTGCGAAGTAGTTGCTCCTTCTGCCCCTCCAATCTCGTTCGCTGAGTCTTGGCTGACTCTAATCTCTTTTGAATTTCCGCATAGTCCACAATCGGTTCTCCTGGCTTTGAGTGTGCATGGTTTATCGCCTGCCCCACCATAGGGGCAGGCGATGTATTGTACGTCTGGGCTAGGTACTTCTGGAATACGATAGACCAAGTTTTTGCAGATTATGCAAACATAATCAGCCATCTTGTTTCAGATCCGCAAGCATCTGCCTAAGGATGTGAGCAGTCCGTGGCGGGACGGCATCGACGGAACGCTCCAAGGTTTCCAGAAACGAATCGCCGGTGTGTTGGAGATCCTGCAACTCTTGGATGACCTCGGATGCCACCTTGGCATCCTCGATCCCAGGTTGCCACGATTCTGCCCACACAGGTTCAGGCACGTCGTAGGGGTGCTTCTCAATGGAGCCGTCTGACATCAGGACTCCGTAGTGGGGCACTAGGGACTTCTGATCGGCGTTTTGCGGGATGAACCCGCCGTGGTTCATCACGTTGGGTAGCATCCAAGGGATATGGTTGTCCCCGATAATCATGGCATCGAGGTTGGGGTAGAGTCGCTCGAAACGAGACGACTCGTCGGCTTTGGCGTGGCAGTTGAACTGGTTGCTCCATGCGTACTTATGTAGGACTCCCAGCTTGATTGTGCCCTCTTTTTTATTCTCTGTCGGTGGTTCCCACCGACCCCAAGGCATAGCCCATAATTGCAAGCCCTCGGCAGGGATGCCGTCCCATTGGCCTGCGGGTAGATCGTATATGACCTCAGCGGCGACCAAACACCCGTAGGCTCCTCGGAGCCTACTTTCATAGTCGTGGTAACGAAGATCGTGTTGGCCGGGAATGGCCGACATCTTAGGTAACTTCTGGATCGCAAACCGGACGAGTTCGCTCGATGGGTTCCATCGGTCGAACACGTCCCCTGCGCAGATGATCGGAATACTCCTCTCACTGTTGTTGGCTGCCCGGTAGAGGGCATTGAGATGATTCTCCATGACCTCGTACCAGTCCTTTTCGGCCCTGGCACTCGGGGTAGTCTCCCGCAAGTGGAGATCGGAACACAGGATGGCTAAAGGGGCCTTTTGCACGTCGGACATACTTCCCTCACTAATTTGATTTTGGTTTCTAACTCGGTGACAGATTGGCAGGCGACTTGGTAAGTCCCCTGCCAATCTGCTATACCACTCAACACACGTTCCAACTTTGACTGCTTCGCTCGCGACTCTGCGAGTCGCTTGCTTGCTTCGAGCAGGAGATCCACGTCGCCGTGGATCTCCTTAGTCGATGTGAGGCGTTGTATTGCAGATTGCAATACAACGAATCGGGATTGCTTGGCGGCAATCTGCTCGCCCTGCTTTTTCAGTTTTGCTAATCCTGATCCAACAGTATTAACTAAACTGATCTTGGCCGACACGTCGGCCAAAGGTGCAACCGTCGTCAGAATCGCCTTACGGCGATTTTGCTTGTCGGCTAAAGCCTTGGCCTGATCGGCCAAGGCTTGCAAGCCTAGTATCAACTTTTCTAATGCTAGCAGAGACTTGGATAGCTCCACGACTACCTGCGTCTTGTCAGACAGCAGCGTGTATCGGCTTTGCTTATCCTGCAACTCTTGCATAAGCACTATTAATGATTCGTGCTGGGCCAGAACGCCTGGAACCCAGGCGATCTGGTCAAGTTCTGCTTTCTGCTTCTCGGCGATGGTTTCCATCGCCGAGAGTTCGCCCTTGGTTCGAGTAGCGTTGCTGGCCGCCATCGCGTTTGCCTTGTCGATGATCGACAAGTCCACAATGCGGTTGAGTTCCTTTGCCATCTGGCCTGGGGATAGCGTCAGTAGGAATGGGGCATCGTGCTGGCCTTGCAGGTTGATCTCCGAGAGTCCGAGTGTAGCTTGGACTTCGGATGGTTGCTTCGTGGCGCACGCCACGAAGGTCTGTCCGGCGACTCTGTAGCCGTACCCCTCGGATGGATGCTTGAATCGAGTGACCTCGCCTCTCTCAGAGGCGATGGTCACTTCGGTATGCGGCTCGTCGAACGTCTGCAATCCGGTGATTGGCTTGTGTTCCACAAGCCACCGGATTGCACGAAAGACGGACGATTTACCTGAATTGGTTTTGCCTGTGATTAAATTGACGTTCGGAACGAACGTCAATTGTCGGTCGCGGTGGGCCTGGAAATTGGTCAGGTGGATTTCTGTGAGCATTTTGCTGGTAGATACTTACTAGGTACGAAGTGTTCCTTGATGATGCCATTCTCGACCATCTGCATCGAAGCTAGCAGCAATTCGACTATGGCATCCATCCCGTTATACGTCAGGAGCTTTGGTGTGGGAATCGAAAATATCTTGTTTCGCTGAGAATTTTCCTCGGACTCGAAGAACGAATCCACATCATCAGCGAAGTAGGGCACGCCCAACTTCGCAAACGCCTGAAACTTCAAGCCCGTGATGCCGCTATTGGGATTCTCCCAATGCGCGGCCTGCATCGTATCCCACCACCACCGGCGAACCTGAACCCCCAGCTTGGATCGGCTCCACCGATCCTCGAACTTCATGTTCGCAGCAATCTTCTGGATGTCCGATACCAAGAATCGCCGAATCGCATCGTGCGTGTCGGCGAACACCGGGAACGATATGCAATGTACGTCGCCTTCGGCGACGTGCGCCACCGCCATCGACACGATCAACTGGTTGTCCCACTCGGGCTTTAGCCCGGTGGTTTCATAGTCGAACGCTGCGATCTTGGCCGTCTTGGTGATCTTGTCCAGTTCAGCGATGATCTCTTGGGCGTGGTAGACCTGTCGGATTCGACTGCCTAGCGGTACGCACCCATCGGGCCACGGGCGGCCCGATATTCGCATCGCATCCCGTAGGTACTTGTACTCAAACATGCTCGACACGTCGAGCATCCGTTTGTGTTCGCCCATGAGGCCCACCGGGCAGATCCAGGCGTTGAGATCCCTGCAAGGGATCACCGCGCCGTACCACCGGTCGTAAAGCTCGGCAGGCTGTTGCCAGTACCGGCCAATGACAGACTGCGTGGCCCTTGGCCCGTAGGGAATGACGACTTCGGGGTTGAGGCGAGCGAGTTCGCTCGCCACAAGCGGTTGGCAATGCCTCCACGCCTCATTTGAGGCCCCTGGGCAGGCCGCTGCTGGCACTTTAGGGTAAGCATCAAGAGTTACGCCAACCCGACTGCAAACTGTCCCTAAACGGCCAAATTGGCCGTTTAGGAGAGCATCCGGCGCGTCGTCACCGGCTTTATCGACCACAAAGACGACTTTGGCCGGTTTACCCGGCCAAGTCTGCTTTGGATGCTGGCAACTTCGGTCTGCCTTGCACGTCCCGCAAAGCGGGACGACGGGCAAAGACTTAGTTAGCTTTGCGGAAGCGAACAGCGGCATTTCTTCTCAGCATCCTTTACAGAGTTCAGTAGGGCAAGCAATGCTTCGGGGTCGTCGAAAGACCAACCCGAAGTGGTTCGGATTACGAAGAACGGCTCCTCTCCGGGGAGTTGGTATTCGCACTCGACGGTCAGATCCTCAGATCCACACCCCGAGGCATAGGTAGTGCCGAGGGTATTGAGGTCTTGGGTGAACTCAAACCTGACTCTGCTGATGTCTGGGCCGTAGTCGGAATTGGTTATTACGGGTTGCTTAGCTTCCGGTTCGGGTTCGATGGGCGAAAGCTCGCTTTCGCCTACCCATACACTACTCCCATTTTCGTGCAAAAAGCAAAACCTCTGCGTTGTCTCACACCACCCTGCGACAATGCCCTTGTACCCACGCCACGTTACGTCATCACCTACGCAGATCGTTTTCGGCCCGACCGTCTCGACTGCTTCGGGTTCAGCCTGATTCCAAGCCTGTTGTACCTGCGGTACAACAGGGACATCGGAAGCAAGGATACGCTCACCCTTATCCAAATACCTAAAATCTTGAGAGCATTGAGGAGGCTCTACTGGCTGATCTTGAGTTGCCCAAAGCGCTTTTAAGGTTCGCTCTGCTATCTTCTGCGCCTCGGTCGGCTCTTTCTTTGTTGGTTGCTCAACCGCTTCTGGCTCGACGGGCTTGCAGTCGCTTGTCTTGACCCAGAAGTGACCTGGACGAGATACTAATGAAACCCTCGCCGCGCTCTCATTGAGATTGATTATCTCGCACAACACCCAAACCTTATCACCAACTTTGAACTCGCTCATACCACCGTCTCCATCGAAGTAAGGAATACAAAGGATTCGCCGCGAATACGCAGAGCAGTCTGCGTCAGCGAAACCGGGTAATCATGCTTGAGAAGCGTTTGGACATACTTTGGATTGATCCCAAACGCTCTGGCAGGCCCATCGTATTGTACGTCTCGGACTTCTTCATAAATCCCACTTTCGTTCTGCCCACGCACCATTATTTTTCCAGGCTTGAGCCGGAACTGGGCTTGCTTCCCAGTTCCGGTGTCAGCGAGGAACGCAGTTGCCTTCTGCAATGCGTCCAATAAGCAACTCGGAAATCTCAAGCTAGATTCCGATTCCGACCGGAACGCATCGGACAAATCAGGCAGAGATCCACTGTACGTCCGGACTGCAACTTGCAGTCCGGTGTACGTCTTGAAATGCAACCAACCTTCCGATTCGGCCAGGGCGGCAACGCCCAGGCCGTTTACCGCACCGCAAGCCGCACGCTTGATAAGCGTCGGCTTGCTGATCGGGCAATCCAGTTTGTAGCGGATTGCCTGGAACACATCCGTAGCCTGTAGGCCACGGGGGCTGATTTCTACGCAAGTCAGTTCCCACGTTTCGGAGTCTTTGGCCGCCGAATCGGCGGCCATCGCCAATGCGTCTGCGAATACCGGTGGAACGTCAGCCCACTCGCCTGCGGCATCCACCGCTTCATAGTGGGGGATGACTTCGGGATGGACATTGAGTTTGATCTGACGGACGTTGGCACACTTGATTACCAATCGGTCGTCTTTGTACTCGATGTCGATCTCCTCCTCGGTGAGCTTACGCAGGGTTTCCAAAAGCGGCTTCGCAGGAGCCGCGCAGCGGAAATTGACAATGGTATCCTGTTGGCAGAGTACCTCGTCGTTGAAGGTGTAGACCTTCCCGTTGGAGAACAGAAAGCAGTCAGACTGCTCGATGTTCTCGGTAGAGGACAAGCCAGGGGCGCAGGACTCTAGGTGACGAAGGAATTCTTTACGCTGGATTTTCATATTGGGCCACCATATCTTGTAATGCTTTTCGTCTAACTTCGTTCCAAAACTCCGATGCCGGTCGGATCACGATTGCGCCATCACCGCCTTCGTATCCCATAATGCAATAACTCTTAGCATTACAGTTGGCGGTCATGTTGGTGACGATCAGTTCTTCCCGCTTGTCTCGCTTGAGAACCAGAATCCAATACGGAGTCCCCGCAAGCGAAGCGGATCGCTTCGCTTGCTCGATGAAATCCCGCATCTGATTAGGCCCTTTGGGCTTATCAAATAGGTCTTGGATAGTCGTACTGGAATAACCTCGTTTAAGCTCAAAAGTCGCTATGTTCAGCAACTTCTGTGCTTCGGGACATTGCGCTGCAATGTCCCCATATCCGTTGGCTGTGTTCCTGCCGGACTTGGCCCGGTTGGTGGCTCGGCCTCCCGAGCCACCAAGCCGCCAGAACCAGTCGTCGGCTTTGCCTTCGCTCCACCACAAGGATAGCTTTCGAGCGAACTCTCGCTCGAAAGCGGAGCCTTTCTTCGGATCGCCCTTGCGTTTCTTTTTGGGGGTAATAGGTGCAGTTGATTTCTTAGGCATTATTCGTCGTCCATTTCTGGCCCAGACAATGCTGGCCCCTCAAAGTAGTTTTGGAATCCAAAATCAGCAAAGACTTTGACATGAATCGCGAGTCGTTCGGGCTTGGCTAGCTTCCTGCCAAGGTCTTTCTGTGTATCTGCACACACTTGCAAGGCCCGCCTCCAAGCAACGTATTCAAAACTGCTGGTGCAGAGTATCAGATTCAAGCCAGTCTTTCCACCGTACCTACATGGAAGTTTTCCGAGGTCGGATAGTCCGATCAACTTTTCTTTGGTTTCTTGGTCTACGAGGACGACCAAATCAACATCGGATTCGGAAGAATCCGATGTCAAAGCCTTACTCCCCGTAATGAACGCAGGTGTTGTGCTATCCATTATTGCCTGCCCTCCTCGCGACTGCTTGCAGCACTCGCTCGTCCTTGATGTGTTGGTATCCAGGCCACTTGTTCTCGACTGCCTGGACGAGTTCGCGGAAGCGAACTCGTCGAGGGTGTTTACGCAGTTGAGTCGTCCTGTTCTTCTGCTTGTCAGCCTTTTTCTCCTCGGCGGTTCGCCGATCTTCCGGCTTTTTGTTCGAGTCTAGCCATTGCTTCCTGGTGAATCGGATGCTCATTTCTTGATGCCTTTCGGGGTTCGTTGGGGGATGCTGTCGAATACTCGGCCCATCACTGACCAGTCCAGCGGAACGTCCTGTGGAACAGGACGGCACGCTGGGGTTTGTGGTGCTGGGAGTTTCGTAAGCTGAATGTTCTTGTTGTACACTTCTACGCTGTCGGTGAAGCGTTTTCGGAACTCTGGGTTGCCTTTTCCCATTAAAAATTTTGCGGCCTTCGCCATACCGATGCCTGTTAGTCCGACAACATTGTCGGACGAACAGCCTGCCCATGCCTTTGCCGAAGCGTAGAGGCATGGTGGCATCTCGGAGTGTTTCCTTCGGAAATCCTCCTCGTTGACAATCGTTTTGGAAGTCGGGCGGTAGACTACCACCCGACTGCCCTCGATCATCTGGTAAAGATCCTCGTCGTTGCTGACAATGTAGACCTTTCGAGCCTTTGGCAAATTCAGTACGCAGGATGCAATCAGATCATCAGCCTCAAACCCTTTGGCCCAGAAGATATTCTTGGCCCCGATGGTTGGTAGGTGGATCTCACGGAACGCTGCAATCTGGTCAAATAGGATCTGCCTGAGTTCCTTTTCGTCCTCGGGTGCTTGCAACCTCGCCTCTTTGCGAGGTTGCTTGTACGCAGGGTCGATTTTCTTGCGAAAATCGTACCCACCGTCAAAGCAGAAAATCAGGGTGTCTACACACAGATCGTCCTGCAACTTGTTGCAGGACTGATGCAATGCCTTGAACAGCGTACCTGGATCATCCCGCCAAAACTGAGGCGGGATGGCGTGCCACCGAGCGTAAGCGAGGTTGCTTACGTCGATGATCGCGTAGCGAGCATCGTCGGTCATCATTGCCTCCGAGCTTCTGCCAACGCTGCGCGGGTGATGGCGATGCCTTCGAGTTGGTGTCCGATCTCATGGAACTGATCTCGCAGTCGTGCGAGATCAGTTTTGAGCTTGACCAACAACTCAGTCTTTTCGTCGGCTGTTAGGGCATCCCCAACTAAGACCTTTTGCTCCACGTTCAGAGCCGCAGATCGGATCTGCTCAATCAGTTCATCCATTTTATTCGTACCTTTTCTTACGGGTTACTGTTAGTTGGGACTCGATAGAGTCCCAACAAGCCTGCATTGCCGCGAACAACTCTTGTTCGCGGCCATCATCTTCGATCTTGCGAATCAATTCTTCGCGGTTGTAGGTCTTGTCGTACATGGTAGAAGTGATCCTACCTGACGCAGCCGACCATGTTTTTTCTTTGATAAGGAAGTCGACCGCCGCGCCGGTCGCATCCACGCCGAAGTCGGGCATGATGGGGATGCTGACGGTTCGCTGTCTGCCGTTGATCCGATTCTTTTCGATCTTGAACGTAGGGACGATCCCTATAATCCGCTTCTGGCCGTTGACTTCCTTCGTCAGCTTCTCGCCGGGGTAAGTCCAAATCTCGACCGATCCGCCAAACTTGATCGCGTGGCCGCCACCGCGAACATGCTTTGGCCCATACAAGCCTGCTTTGAGGTTATCTCGCACCTGCGAGATGCTCAGCAAAATCGATCCGGAATCCTCGATCATGGTGAGGATTCTAGGGAGTCTTTGGCTGTTGATTTTGGCTTTGCCGTCACCGTAGTTGCCGTCGATCTCCTTGCCTTCGGCGCGATTCTTCGCGTCGTCGGCAATCTGCTTTTCCTTCTGCTCGCTGGACAGGGTGTCCATCGAGTCGATGATCGCGACGAACTTCTTGCCCGCTTTGATCTTGGCTTCTAGCCAATCGTAAACGAATTCGAGTAGCATCGGCTTGCCGGGTTCGGAGCGAAGCACTTGGATTCGCTTGGCCGCCTTCAACCCGAAGAACTTCTCGAAGTCGAAGTGGTTGCCCACTTCGGCATCAATATGCCACAATTCGTAATCATCGAAATCAGGGTTGTTGGCCGCCTCGGCCAACAACGTCAAGGTCGCCAGCGTCTTGCCGCTGGACGAGTCACCGACGTAGAAAACATACGTTCCTGCCATGATTCCCTTACGCCAATCGCCGGATACGGCGAGGTTCAGCAAGGGGCATCCAAGCGAAAGGAACTTCTGTTCCTTTCGCTTGGTGGTTGCTGCTTCTTCGAGGACTTCGAGTGGTTTCTTTTTAGCCATTCAGGATCTCCTTGATGACACGGAGTTGAGTGAGGATGAATTGCGTTTTGTCTTTAATCTCAATCGTACTGTTGTACGATTGAGGATACAAGATTGCGCGACCGCCTTTCGCCTCAAAAAGCCGACAATTATCGACATTATCGTCGATCAGGATCGCCCCTGGGCGAGCCAGTTCGTACTTGTCGTGCATGTAGATCGTCTGCCGGATGCTGATGCCCAACTCCTTTTGCAACCACACGGCTCTGCCGTACAGGCAATTCGGATGTGGGAACGGTCGAGTGCAGACGTATACCGAGTCGGCAAGTTTGCCGACCTCGGCCCAGAGTTTCTTGGCCCCTGGCAAGAGTTCCATCGAATCCCAGAACGATACGAACGACATCATGTCGTCAAGCTGGTCTTGGGTGATTCCGTTTTCCGAGAAGCCGTCCCAAGCCTTCCAAGGCTTGAGAGGCTTATCGGCCCATAGATGCACCTGCTTAACCCAATCACCCAAAACGCCATCACAATCAACGTAAACAACCATTGTCTTTGCCCTTGTAAAAACATGAAAAAACCACCCACCGCCTGACTCAGTAAGCGGTGGGTGGTGTATTTGTTCGGTACGCAAGTTGGAGGTTTTGGGTCACTTGCCACACGAACTAGGTAGTTATGGGACAGATGAAGCCCGGCACTTACCTCGCACCAGCCTATCTTGCGGAGAAGTTAGAATCCGCGCGGCAGGCCAACCGTTATTTTTTCTTGCCCTTGGCTTTCGCCTTGGCTTTCTCAGCTTCCGAGTAAGCAATCGCAGCCGCCTGCTTGTTGCTCATTTCGGGATGCTTTTTCTTCTCTCTGCGGATATTCTCCGAGATCGTCTTTTGACTGTAACCTTTTTTCAGTGGCATGGGTTTCTCCTGTTGCCGAGTGTTGTAAAACGGGCCAAAACCCTATTGTATCGAAAACGTCGGGACTTGTTTACAAGTCCCGACAAAAAGATCGGGCAGGATTTGCGCCTGCTGGGGTTTACACTATGGGACTGAATCGAACTGTCCTTAACACGCCAGACCAACGTGGCTTCTCGACTGCTTTCGCAGTCGAGAGTGCATTTATTGTCTGTCCCCGCGATTTAAGTCGCGTGTCTCGCCGTGGTAGCCGCCACGCCGCCGATCCTTGGCCTGAGTGTTACTCAGGCCAATCCGAATCCCACGCTTCGCTATCATCAGAACCAGCGGAAGCTGGTACTGGTTCCGGCGATGCCGCAGGCGTGGCTTCTGTCGCTTGTGCCACAGGCTCTCGCGACAAGTCTGCCAAGTTTACCTTGTGGGGTTCATCCTCTTTGTCAAAGACGCTGATGACCCCTCCGGCGTTCTTGTGGACTGTCACTTGGCCCAAGGTTCGGTGGTAAACCACCGAACCCTTGGCAGGCCAGGAATCTGCCGTCGTAGTCGCTGGTGCTGGTGGTTGGGTCGTCGTGACCGTGGGTCTTTGCACCTTTGACTCAGGAACAGCAGGCTTCGGAATATCCAACGGCTTTGGAGCCGGAACTGGTTTCATCTCAGCCGAAACCGTGGCGGGAGCCTCGGTTTCTGCGGGGACAGCCGAAAGATCCTCCGGATCTTCGTCGTAGAACTTGGCCTTCAAGGTTTCTGCACTCTCGATAACCAGCAGGTTATCGAGTTGCAAGGCTTGGGCCAAGATCGCATCAGGAATGCCGCCGTGTCGGTCGAAATCGAACGAGACGGCTTCGTAGCACTTATTGCCAGGAAGCGGCTTCTCGGCGAAGGTGACGTAGATATACGCACCTTCGACTGGATCAGCGAAGTAGTCAATCCACTCGCGACCGGGGATCGCGACCTTGGCCGAGACGGTCATGTTCAACTGCTTGGAGAACAGGTGATAGCTGTGGTCAAACAGCACGACTTGATTCTGCTCAGGCAACCACACTGTGTACAGTGTGCGTTGCTTGGCGTAGAACTTCTTGGCCGTCTCCTTGGTCAGTTCCCCCGAATCAATGGCGGCACTGATGCCGTCACAGATTGGGCACTTACCGCCTTTGGTCAACTTAGGGCAGATGGCATAGCCTTTGCCATCCGACCCCATGTTGTTGTGGACGTAGTAGTCGCGAGCATAGTGCAACTCGCCGTCCTTTGCGACAGGGTGCTTCGCACCCTGTGGTACGGTGTACGGTAGTACCACCATCTTGATCGTACCTGCCTTGTCGATCTTGAGCGTCTTTACGCCCTGGGGAATCCTCAGGACACCGCCGCCACGACCTTCTGCTGCTTTATCTCGGGTTTTCTTGGATGACAACGCCATGTTAGTTCTTCACTCCCTTCGGTTGGATGTTTGTGGAACCGAGGAAGCCAGCGATGGACAACTCGGTCAGATACTTCAAACTCGAACGCTTTGCGTCGAGAGCATCGCAAACAGCGCGGCTCTCGGACAGCTTAGCCTTAGCGGCAACTACTGCCTGCTGGGCTTCGATGTAACTCGGCTGAATGAGGATCAATGCCTTGATCGTATCCTCAGTCGTCTTGGTAACGCCATAGTTGACGGGGTTTTGCCTGATGTCGATGCTGAGTTTAGCTTCGACGAGTTTCAGGTGGTTTTCGGCGACGAGGGCCGCTGTTGCGTCCTCGGTCGCAGCGCGATTCCACAGCAGGATGTCCTGCGGGAGTGTTTCGAGATCCTCGCTAAGACGGTTACGATCCACCGACAAGTTTGTTTGGTCAGACATTGCTGCCTCCTAAGTGAAAATTGTTAATCCAACTGTGCTAGGTTCTACGTCGAAGCCCTGACCAAAGCAAGAATAAATCCTGGTTTGCGGGAAGAAAAAAATGGATTCTCAAACTGAGACATGATCTTGACTACGGTTGGTACGGATTTTGAATTCAAAATCATTGTCGCACCGTAGGACATGATCGCACAGCGCAGTCGCTCGATCTCCCCTTCGGGGAGATCCTTCAAGACTAGGCTATGCGTCGGGAAGATTTTCCTTCCGGCGTATAGATCCTGAACCAGCTTGAATACGTCTGGTTTGAGTTCCTCGGGGTTCCCGAGGATATCCGGCCAACGCTCCTTCGGAGCGTTGGCAATCTGCTCTAGCAGTACCAAAGCTTGCCTTGGACTGCCATTGGCCGCCTGCGAGATCGTCGTCGGGATGCAGTCGATCCCTTCGGCGGTCGCTACCCTGCCTACTAGGGTGTTCAAGTCGGCGATGCTGACATCGCCGAGCTTGAAATGCGTCAGACGAGTCTGCAACGGCTTTTCCAGCTTTTCCGGGTTGGTCGTACACAGGATGAAGTAGACGTGCGCCGGAGTGTCCTCGGTCATCTTGAGCATGGCTCGCTGACCTTGGGATGTGATTTGGTGGGCTTCATCGATGATGTAGATCCGCTTGCCCCCAGAGAGCCCACGCATTTGCAATCGGCCCTCGATCTCGCGGATAGCGTCAACTCCGTTGTCGCTAGCTGCGTTTTTCTCGATGATGTCAACGCCGGATGCTCCGAGTTCCTTGGCGAGTATTCTCGCCAAGGTCGTTTTGCCTGTTCCGCTAGGGCCGGAAAACAAGAGTGCATGAGGCAATGCTTGCTTGGCAAGCATTGACTTCAACTGGTTGACAACGGCTTCCTGGCCGACAAGATCGGCCAGGGTGGATGGTCGGTACTTTTGATAAAGGCCCATTACTTTAGAAATCCCTTCATAATTTCGGTGATCCGGCGTTGGAACTGGGGGAGTGATCCGTCGTTTAGGACGATGCGATCAACAGCAAATTGCTGTTGTTCGCTTCGGTGTGCAGGCAAGGTTGCGACTTCCTCGGAGACTCGCCCCTGGATTTCCCAAATCTCGCCGCCGTTGGATTTGATGAACTCCGCTTCCTCTGGGAAGCGGAGATCGCGAATCGCGTACCTCGGCAGATTCTTTTCTCGCATACGTTGCTTAGCGATATTCACCCAACAGTAGTTGCCAAATAGATCCCTGCCATTCTCCGTACCGATGGTACGGAGCATTTGTCGAACGGCGGGATACCGCCGTTTGGTCGTGTCCCATCCGTCCTTATCAACGAGGGTTTGCAAATAGATACACCGGTGGTGGGCGACCAACACCGGGGGATTGAGTCGGTACAAGGCTTCGTACACAGGATCGGAGAACCCCATAATCCCGTAGCCGAAATGGTACGCAAGCCATGAGGCTGCGGTATCCTTGCCGGAGCCAATAGCCCCCCGCAATCCGATAATTGGAGGTAATTTGTCTAGCTTGCCTTGTACGGTCGGTTCTTGTTCCTGGACGGTTTCAGACATTCTTCACCTATTTTCCCTTTTCTGATGCGTTTCAATACAGTTGTGCGAGCCAATCCATACTGGTCGGCCCATTCTGTATAGTGTTTAGTGACTCCATCTATTGTCAATACTATTGAACAGCGTTTGTTAAGTGATTGTTCGATTTTTGTTGCCCATCTACAGTTTTCTGGGCAATAGTCTCCGTTGTTGTCGATGCGATCCAAAGAATGTCTATTGCTTGGACGGTCTTGCATATCACTGAGGAAATTACTAAACCCATCCTCCCCGAGCCAGCGTTCACACACCCTAACTCCTCGTCCTCCGTAGTTGTGGTATGACTTGTTGTTTGGGTTGTAGCATCTGGCTTTCATGGCTAGCCATATATTGTGCAAGCTGGTCTTGGCTCGAAGGTGCTTGCCTACAGATTCTCGTACTCGCAAGTCCCTGTAGCATCCACAACTGGTTGTTTTTCCGCCTCGAACATTGTCCCAAAAACAGCATTTGTAGGTTCCGCAATGGCATTGCACCACTACTAACCAATCTACCCTTGTTTGCGATTTACGAACACGGAACGGAGCCCCAACAACTTTTAGATTGCCAAAGACTTTGCCTACCTCCGAGGGCAGGATTTGAATACCATTGCAGTTTTCCATAGTTTCTCCTTTACTGCATTATTCTATGGTATTCTTATTGGATTGTCTAGCTTTTATGGTATGGTTTTTTATCGGCCCACGATTCTCCAACTTCTGTTTCCGTACTGAGGGGCAGCACTATCCAAGGCCACTGTGCGGCCAGTTTGTGCGTCATAATGGCGTTTGTCATTTCTATGTAATCATCGACTTCCTGTCTAGGTACTTCCGCCAGAATAGAATCGTGAATCTGGCAGATCAATCGGGTTCCCATGCGTCTTTTGAGAATTTCTTTGGTAATCTCAATAACGCTTTTGAGAAGGCAGTGAAACGCGCATCCTTGGGTTTCTACGTTCAGGATCTCGTTTCGCTTGTAGACTCCATGAATTCTGAATCCAGTCTTTGTGTATAGACAGCCGTTTCGCAAATACCCTTCCCAGGTATCGTTTCGCCACTTGGCGAAAACCGGAAATCGTTGCGACCAGAATCTATCGCAAACGCCTTTCATGTGGTATGTGAAAGTATCTGGGGACATATTGTGTTCTGTGCCCAGTGATCGAATGTTTTTAGTCTTGAGGTATTCGTGCACTGGAACGTCGTTATATGTTGCTGACTCTGCACTTTTCCAGAGCTTTTTAGCAATGGCGGCATAGTAGTCTCCATAGATCAAACTGAAATTCGTGACTTTTGCCATCTGTCGCAAAGGCTTAGGAACATCTTCTCCAAGGAAAAAACAATCCTGAGCAGTGGCTCTATGGAAATCAAATCCAGTGGTTAGGTACTCCATCATCGAAGGATCTCGATGCAAACACGCGCCTATCACCACTTCTAGGGTTGAGTAGTCGATCTCCACAATCACGTTGTTCGGATCGCTAGGCTTGATAATCCCCCGAATCACCTTCCCGATGTCGGGATCTCGGATCGGGATGTTCTGCAAGTTCGGAGAATCCGAACTTGACCGATACGTCGTAACCTTGTGCAAATTGAAAAAAGCGTGAACTCTGCCGTTGCAGAGTTCACGTTTGAATGGGGCCAGATACGTCCCACGCAGCTTTTCCAACTTCTGTGTGCGTTGGAATAGCTTTGTGTATGGAGTATTGATTTCTTGCAGGGCTTCGTCATCCAGAGACAGTTTACCTGTCTCTGGATTGATGACCCCGCCTGGGTGTCCCATGACGATGTAGAGGATATTGGCTAGTTGCTCTCGGGAGCCAAGTTTTGTCTTGGCTCCGTATCGCTTTCGCTGTTCCTCATACTCAGGCATCGACCGCAATTCCGCTTCCATCCCCTTGATGCGATTGCCGATGTCGGCAATCGCAGTATCCAGACGCTCTGCGCAGACTGGCATACCAACGCTTTCCATCCTGGAAAGCGCAAGAGATCCTTCGTGCATCAAGGCGTAGGCTTGTGGGGATGCTGGTTTCATTAGCGTCGTCGTCCCAATCGGTCGTAGAGAACGACTTTGCCAGCGGTCTTGATGATCTTACCAGCAGGTCGGCCAACTCGGTCGTAGACTTGCGAGCAAGTCCCGCCAACGCAGGTTGCGACCTTCGCTACGGGACGACCCAAACGGTCAAAGACCGTTTGGGTGTCGCCAGCGTTGGCTGAACAGGTGAACAAGGCGGCGATTGCAATCGCCACGAAAATTGTTGGTTTCCGCATCGGAATACCCTCTTTCTAAATGAACCTAGAATCAGCAACCTAGCCCACGGCGGGCTAGGTTGCAAAGCTCCGAGCAGGATTCGAACCTGCGCCTCCTAGGTTTTGTCATTGAACAAAAATTGCTGGCCTAGGTATTCCACCGCATTAACTTCCGGAGCAAAAGGATCGGGCAGGGTTTTCACCTGCTTAACTAGCGCATCAGCAAAGGCATTTAGTTTTTGCCTCACCGTATTTACTGCATCGTGGTTGCCGCCACGCCGCCGATCCAGTTGCAGGTCTAGGAATCGCACCTAGCACTCGGAGCTTATGAGACTCCGATAGGCACTTGCCCACCTGCAAAATTAAAAGGATCGGGCAGGATTCGAACCTGCGCCTCTGGATGCCTCCAGTGCCCTTCCGCTAGGCTACCGATCCTCGCAACTGGTAGGCCGTTGCCGCCTTGCCGGTTTGGCCTCCGGCTTCGGCTCTGCTTGTGTTTATGGCCTCATTTCCGTTCTCCTTAATCCGGGAGGTTGCAAGATTCCTCACATATGGATCTACTTGGGGCTAGCTCGGTGTCTGGTACTCTTTCACCCAGACTCGTCTGCTTGCAACTTGTTCGTACCAAGGTCGCCCCGGTCGATCCTATTCTACGTCCGGTGGTCGCCTAAAGGCGGCCACCTTGATAGTTTTTCCGGTATTTTCTTCAAGAACAGGTAGATTCCCTGCTAATTCGCAGGGAATCCACGATGCAGGTAGATAGCCAGAACCGATACCATTCGAGATGGCATACGCCATCTCGATAGGGTTGCTGACCTCGGCCACCCCCTCTTGCGTCTCCGACAAGTAGCCGTACCACTCGCCGGTGATAAGCCTATTCGGGTCTGCCCCGAACAGGCTTATTGGCAGTGTTTGGATGGCTTCGCCCTTCGCGTTTTCGTGCGCCGAGACGAATATGTCGTGTCCCGGCTTGTCTCGCTTCGCGAGCCAATCGCTGAAACTGTCGTAGGCAATTATCTTGGTGACTTGGTACTTGTCCGACAGGAGATCCGCAAGGTTGGGGGTGACAATCCCCAACCAGCGTTCGACGTGTACGGCCACTTGTGGCCGTACTTTTTGAGCATCTCCCAGCTTCTTCATCTCGCGCAGGAGCTTGCGGTGGGCCGCAAGCACCTTCTTAGCGTGCTTGTACAAGGCCATGCCGTCAGGCGTGGGCTTGCGAAAAGAATCAAGTAGCTTGACCTGGAAGATGGCCTCCATCTTCCGGTTGCTGTTAGGGATGATCGCCGTGTTGCCCATCTTGAGCTTCTTGCTAGCGGCTTGGGCACTGCCTAGCTCTACGCATAGGACGAACCAGCGGAGGGCTTCGAGCTTTGGTTCGACCACTTGGTCGATAGGATAGCGACGTGAGGAGCTAGTCATTGGGCCAACATGATATTAGGCTAGGTCTGCCGACTTTGGTACAACCGGCCACGGCGACGTAGGCCGGTTTGTCTTGCATGAACTCCGCTTCGCGGAGTGCAACGTAATTGTAGCGGCAGATGTTCTGCCGCCTCTCAGATTCGGTCATATTTAGACCAATCATCGCGGTGACGTGCGCCACCTTGGTCTTGGAGTCCGAGAAGTTTTTCTTTGTCAGGAGCCACGCCGAATATCCCTCGGTATCTGACTGCGATGCAGTCAGAACCAAGCAACGCATACGAGTGGACAAGGCTCGGAGTTCTCGCCATGTCTCGTCGATCTGCTCTCGCTTTTCCTTGAATCCCGGCGGTGCGCCGAGGATGTCTGCGTAGTCGATGACAATAACTTCGGGAACCCAACCTTCGTCAGCCCACCGGCTGACTTGGTTGGAAATATCCTTGGCGGTGATCGTACCGGCAGGATGTGTGAGCAGTCTGAATCGTTTCGGATCTGCCCCCGCCGACGAGGAAAATGCCTTGATCGCATCTTCCTTGGTGATCGGGGGAGCCGATTTCGGCTCCCTTACGATCTTCGGTTCTTTGTTTTCGTAGGCCAATTCCTTAGGAATCATAAAGCGACCGCCTTTTAGCGGTCGCCTGCAAAGCCTTGGAAGCAATCGTAAGATGACCTGATCTTGGCTCATATCCCCGCAGGAGAAGAACGCCGTTCTTCTCCCTTGGTCTACGGATCTCCACGCCAAGTCCATCAAGACTGTAGTTTTACCAGTCTTTTCTGGGGCCAGTAGGGATACGAACGAATCCGTAGACATAACGTCGCCGAAGAATTCCCCGAGCGCGCCGGGGAATTCGATCAGGGGTTTCTTGGTGGATTGCTCGAAGGCTCGTTCAACTACGGACAGATCGGCCAGTGGGAATACTCCGGATTCCTCTTGGCCGATTTTCGGTCGTTTCCATTGAGCCTGGATGTTCAGGGCATCCTCAACCTTGCCGGTTTCGGCAAGGTTGGTGATCGCATTTCCAAGTCGCTTGAGACTGTTGCGCTGGACGATGTTGCGGATAAGGTCGATGGCGTAGTCGGGGGTCATGTCCGACGTTGCAGGCAGACTGGCTAGCCAGTCTGCCATCGTGTCCACAATCGTCGAATCGGCGATGTCTTTCCAAGTATCGAACTTGGCGGTGATGCCCCCGATTCCGGGGGCTTCGCCGTACTTGACGAAGTGGTCAACGCACCATCGAGCAAGTATGTTGGCATACTTGCTCGCGAAGGCTTCGTTGTCCCAAGCGGCGGAAACCGCCGCGAGGACTTCGGTGGAGTGGACGAGGGCGCAGACTGCGTGCCGTTCGTCACTGCCGTCGTGTCTGACTACTTTCATTTGCAATACTTCCAATGTATCAGAACGTCTCGGGCGAATAGCCCAGTCCTCATACCAACGATGATGACCGTTACCCAATCGCCTCGCCTGTCCAATCGTTCTAGCATGTACGCAAACGCAATCGTAATGCCAACGAGATTCATTGCGAGGTTGATTGAATTCATCTTTGTTCCTGGTGCGTAGGCATAGTCCCAAAGGCAGGCAAACATAAACAGCAGTAACAAAAGTTCATACATGGTTACTTTCCAAATTCGACGGTATCAAGAGTAGCGTTGACTTTGAATCCAGTTTCGGTGATTTCGAGCCAGCACCCGTTAGGGTGCTGTATTCGGTCGCCTACCTTGACTTTGATCGACTCTGGGCCTTCCCAGACAAAAGAGCAGGTGAACGATAGTTCACCTGCTTGTGCCTTGTCCACAAACTTGCGAAAGTCATTGTTTGTTGCGACGGGCGAATGCCCAGCTATCTTGGCAACGTCGCATATTTTGATTGTCTCGATGCGTCGGCGATACCAGACACCATAACTCTGCTTTGTCTCTCCGGTATAAGGACGTTCAGTTTCTTTCCATTCTCCATGCCTGAGCCATTCGTCACCTTTTTTTAGTTCCTCATCTGGAAACTTCCCAAGCAACTTGTACCCTTTGCCGGGATCGGGCTTGTTGAGCCACCATTGCGGCGGATCGTAGACTTCATGTGGACATTGCAGGTTGTGCCAAAACCTTGACTTCACATCCTCGCCCTTCATCCACCTTGCGACATCATCGGCAGTTGCATCCCGCCAAAATTGTTCAATCTTTTGTTCGCTCATTATTCCAACCCCGCAAATTCCCTTAGTTCCTTGATCTCCTCTGGACTTGCCGACCCAGGGTCGTCTGCGTCCAGAGTTACTTGCAGTGTTTCCCCTGGAAACACTGCTAAATCGCCAGCAAGTCGCGAAGCGACTTGCTGAGCGTCCGACGAATTGTCGAAGCAGATTACCCTACGAGGATAACCTGCCATCAATCTAACCTGTTCTTGCGTGTAGGCTAGACCGAAGGTACAGACTGCTCCGTCCCCGATGTTCGCCATGTCGAAGAACCCTTCTACCACAATGATCGTGTTCGTACAAGTTTCTGCACCGAAAAGTATGTCCTTTTCGGACATACTTTTCTGGTCGTCGGCGGCGGTCTTGTACCGCTGTCCGTCTACGGCTTCTCGGAATCGGATCGTCCAAGAGACGGGCCTGCCGTGAAACGTAATCGGAATGAAAATTCCCCTGGGTACACCTGAGAATGGCCCGATTGATTGTAGAGCATATCGCTTTGCAATTCGATCAGCGTCCAATCCCCTATTGAGCAAATACGCTCGATCTCGTTGGCTAAGGGCAACAAGACCTGTAGGGGGTGTGTACTGTCCATACCTGACAAGGCTGCTGCTAGTATCCGGTGCAGCGAAGGCTCGGATTTGCTTGAGTTCATCGAGGTTTTCCCTGGTAAGTAGGCGAAGTGCGTAAAGAACGTCCTTCTTTCCGCACTTGTAGCAGTTGGCGCGAGAGAAGTCGTTCTTGATCCCCAAGTGGTTTTTCTGCCCGTGGCAGAATGGGCACTTGGTATTTGTCCAGCCCAGACGATAGTGGGGATCGTCTGGGCCTGCTACCGATATGTTATGCCTTTGGAGCAGATCCGTTGGTGTCATTGTACTCGTTCATCAGTCGGACGAAAGGTAGCGATTCACCCTGGCTCTTAGCGATTCCATGCAGGAATTGCTGGAACTTCGGGTGGTTGACCTCGAATTTGCGGAACTTCGGCGAGAAGGTTCCGCAGATTCGCTCGAACCACAGAAATGCAAACTCACTTGCCGGTGGCAAGTGAGTCACCAGCGTCTCGGCTACTCCGGTCTTTTGTTTCAGATATGAAACAAAAGCATCGTAGGTATCCATGCAATGCTGGATGTACTGAGGTTCGATTGTGTTTTCCAAACGGCCAAGGACTTCCTTGGCCGTCTCGGAAATCGGATAATCATCCAAGGCGTTCTTCTGTTGCGAAAGCAGTTCTTTGTACTTGTGCCTCAACAGCGAACTGGAAATGTTCTTGACCGAATCAGGCTGTTTCCTAAGCCATGTCAGCATCTTGTCGATATCGGCATAGCTGTAGGTCTTGAGCAGTTCGTTGAAATCCTTCAACGAACTGTACTGGCCCCCGCTGACCTTGATATGCTTCCGGCGAAGCCGGACAGCAGGGGACTCCGTTTTGGGTTGGTCTGGCTCAGGTGGCAGTAGTGGCATGGTACGCAGGTGGGTGGAGGTTTCCTTTGTCGTCGCGAGTCCATCCGTTGAGGATCTTCTCGATGTGTTCTCGGGTCGCTTCGGGATGGTTGTTGTCCCAAGCATCGTTCAGTTTGACACGATATGCGTTGCTATCCAAACGCCCAATCACCACTTCCATTCCGCAAATGTCTATGCACGCAAAAGCCGGGACTTGATCGACTTCTAACCAAGTGATCTTGTACCAAGGCAGTAGTTTTTCGCAGATACGTTCTACGATCCTACCGCTGTCGCCTATGACTATTCGTCTGTTTTCGCTACCCATTTTGAGTTTCCAGTTGTTTGAGTTTCGGTTGTAGTTGTTCCATCGAGGCTCGCAGTTTCCTGCGATCCTCAATCTCCTGTTTCCTGGCTTTCTTGAGCCGTTGTACCGGCACAAAGAGCTTTTGACCATCGGTCAAAGCTCTTTCGAGAATGACAGTCATCAGATCCTCGACTGTGCAATCCAGTTGGATTGCCAGCGTCTTGATCCCTGTAACCAATCGCTCAGGCAATCGGTTGACCGTCAACGCCTTAACCTTTGGCTTTGTTAGGTCGTACTTTGCCACTTAATAGTCCTCCTGTCTTGGATAAGAGTAAATCTAGCACAGGCATCGTCGCGGCCTGTCGGCCATCGACGATGCTATTTGCAACTTGCTGTTTGGTTTGGATCGCTTGGCAGATACGTTCTTCGACCGTCTCTGGGACGACCAAATAGTAAATGTCGCAATCCTCTTTTTGGCCGATGCGGTGTACACGATCCGCACCTTGAGCCATTACCGCTGGTGTCCACCACATCTCGGCATTGGCAATCGTGCTTGCCGCCGTCAGCGTCAAGCCCACTCCCGCCGCCTTAATGTTGGCTACCATCAGCTTGCATTGTGGATCGGTCTGGAACCGATCCACAATGCCTTGGCGTTTCTTGGTTGGAGTCGAACCGTCGATGACGACGACGTTCTGCTCGGGCAAGATTCTACGCTTGAGAACATCGACCATCTGCGTGTGAACCGCAAAAAGAATCAACTTCTCTTTGGGATTGTCACGAAAGAACTTTCGTGACCAATCCACCACGGCGCGCGCCTTTAGCCTGCTGGTAAGTCTAAGCAGAACGCCGAGCCGTGTAACGGCTTCGGCTTTCTGCGCAGAACTGACGCTGCCGTACTTGGTGTTTTGAGCTAACCAGCCGAGGAAATCTTCCTCGGCGGCATCGAGTTCGCTTCGGTCGTCTAAATGTAGAGGCACAACGATCATTTTCTTCTCGGGCAGATCAAGTACATCCTCTTTGAGCCTTCTGAGCATAAACGGCTTGATCTTCTCATGCAGTTCTTCAAGGTTCTTGGCCCCTTTGTATTCCCAGCCCCAATGCGTTTTTCGCGGATCGCAGTAGCGAGTCGCGTAAGCCTGCCAACTTGGAAATAGCTCAGGTCGGATGATGTTCAGGATAGGCCAGAAGTCAGCAGGCCGGTTCATAACCGGCGTGCCTGACATTCCGATTACCTTGGTCGTCATGCGGCTAAGGTACTTAGCCGCCTTGGTTCGATTGCTAGTTCGATTGCTGAGGTTGTGTATCTCGTCGAAAGCGATGCACTTCCACTGGTAGCGGCCCAGTAAGGGCCGCTGATCGTAGAGGATGTCGTAGTTGACGATGACAGCAGGCGGCAGATCGTCGGGCAAAGTCGCAAGCGACTTGCCCTCGATGACCAGCGAGTCTGCTCCGGCCCACATCTTGAGTTCGCGTTGCCAGTTTCCCTTTAGGGAAGCTGGGCAAACGATAAGCATAGGCCAGAGACTCTGGCGAGCCGCCAGAGTCGAGACTTGGCAGGTTTTTCCCAAGCCGGGTGCGTCTGCAAGTAGAATTCCGCCGTGGACTTTAGCCATAAAGTCCACGCCTTGTTCTTGGTACGGGAACAGTTTATGTTTCGCCATTCTATTCCTCAAACAAGTAGCCCAGGAACCATTCAAGGGCTCGTAGGCCGATATAACCAAAAACGAAAGACGACAATAGAAAAATTCCGCAGAAGCCGATTTCCATCCAGTCGATCATAGCTACTCTCCGAAATTTGGGGTTATGTTTTTCCTAAGCCATTCGGCTTGGGCGGATCTAATTTTATCCCAAGCGAAAGACCTAGACTTTTTCCCGCCTTCGGCTGCCTCCTTAGAGGCTGCCTTAGCCGAAGCTAAGGCAATATCCCAAGCCATGTCATTTTGTTTGGAATGATTTCTTTTTGTTTCTTGCTGATCTATTGGTAGATGTTGCATTTGCTGTTTGCAAAACTCTACAAACATTTGTAGTTCTTTGCCAGACAATACATGGGGGCGAGTTGCAACCCACACCAATAAATCCCCACGAGATTTATTCCATACGTCAGTCATTGTTTGGCAATGAGACGTTGCCCATTCTTGCCCAACGCCACACTCTTTGTGGTTTTCAAAAAAGTCGGAAATAGAAATCATCCTCGCACCCCTTGTGCCTTTCCAGCCTTCTTGAGTTCCAAGAGTTCTTCTCGAATGATCGGAGTTTCTTTCGGAGCCTCAATCTTGAGGCGAATCCGATTGCCACGCCCAATCGAAACGACGGTGATCTTGATGTTGTTGCCAATGAAGATAGATTCACTGGGGCCACGAGTAAGTGATAGTCCTGCCATTAGTCTACTCCTGAAAAAAGTAAAATCACCAAACAAACCACGCCTGCGAAAATTGAAACCAGAGTTTCAGGATTCATCTGTTTATAACCCCTCCCCTTCCTCTACTTCGATGTCGATTTCCTTGCAGGCGATGCGATTAACACCTGCGCCCGCATCGGCATCCTCCCTGTTTTTGTGTACGTTAAAAGCACCTCCTGGGTAGCAATTAACCCACATCCTTACTCGCACCTTCTTTTTTGGTGGAGGTGCAAGGTTGCGAGGGTGGTCTGTTGTGCCCCACATCAACCTACCGTCAGCGTGCCATCCAGCAGGGACGAAGCCATCTTGACCCATCATCCTGCCGGTGTATCGATAATGCTCCTGCTCCTCATTGATCGCATCGATAAACGCATCTTCGCCGTTAGCCAGTTTAACCGGCCCGACTTGCCATTTGTTCATTGTTACTTTCCTCGTTGCTCTTGGCTCATAATTAGGCCCTTTCCAAAACAGAATCGAACGCCTCGGCGATTCGATTCTTGCCCCAACCCGCTTCGACAAGAGCGTTTTCAACGCTCTTGCGAATCGTCTTGTGTTTCTTGCCGCTAGCGGCAAGATCCAAGGCAAGTCGAACCACCACCGACGAATCGTCGTCGGAATTTCCATCGTTGGTCGCCACCGCACCATCGCACACTACCTCAGAATTGCTCTTGACGCAGGATCGAACTTTGCGAGATCGCAAAGTCGTGATGATTTGGCGGGTGACCACCATATGGATATACGTCGATAGCTTGGCCTTTTCTGGATTAAACTTGGCAAGTTTCTCGGAAACTGCCAAGTAGCCGTCAGAAACAGCGTCGTCGATGTCGATTCGGTACTTCTTTGCTGTGACAATCGCGAAAACTTTGGCGAGATGATACGCCTCGTTATAATCAGTCATGGTTTGCCTCCTATGGAATGAAACTGATGTGAAGTAGTCTATCGGGATGTTGTCTTGTTGCAATGACAATTTCCCACAATCGGGTGGAAAATGTCCAAAATAAACAAGAATTGCAATCTCGGAGACGTAGTGCGAGTGGTTTTCGACGACCACTCCGAGGGCGAACAACACGTCGTTTTTGAAGTTTTCGGGCGTGTCTTGCGGAAAGACAGGCGATCCTTCGTGATCGCCTGCTGGAAGTACGCCGATAGCGACGTGGACGAAGAAGATCGAAACATGACCGTTTACACGATTCTCCGCGCGGCGGTGAAATTCATCGACATCCTAGTACCCAAAGAAACATGCCACTTCCCTACCACAAAAACCAAGACGACGGCAAACAACTCCCCCCGAAAGCGTGCAAATTCTGCTGCTTCTCGTCAGGTAGCGGGAAAGCCAGAGTGTGCCGATACAATCCACCCCGATCCACCGGATTCCCCAGAGTCGATCACGATGCGTGGTGTTCCAAATACCAGCCAGACGACCACCTGATCGAAGCGGAAATTCTGCGAAAGGCCGCAGAAACCAAGAAGAAACTTGAAATTGAGAAAGCTCTCAACCCCAAATGATCGTTGACTATTCCATCTATGTGACTGCCGATGTAGGCAAGTGGGCATCGAACACTTATCCAGACAACAGAAAGTGGGTTGCGGAATTGCAGGGAACCTGCAAGACCCGCAACCGGAAGGTAGCTTTGATTCGAGGGGTGGCTGCCGCACTTGCCGATCTTGATCTGCAATGCAATGTCCATTTGTTTATTGACGACGATTTCCTGGTAGATATAATCGCAGACATAGCTCTTGGGCTGAGTCCACAATCCGCAGCGGGTATTGGGGACTCGGCCCTTGAGCGTTTATTGGAGCAGATCGATAGGCACATCGTCGTGTTGTGCTACTGGCCCAAGGATAGCAGGGCCAAGGCCCTGCGTAGACGATTGGACGATCTGTAATGGTGAACAAGAGAACTGGGACTTTCAATTCCTATATCGTGCGATCCCCTGATGACAGTTCTCCTGTTTTTTGCGTCAAATGTGGAAAAGACAAGCCCCTATCAAATTTTTATAAACACAGTGTTCGTGGCGATGGGGCCATTCGATATCGACAATACTGTAAAGATTGCAGGACAAAAGGCGGAAGAAAGCATTGGCCGAGGCCGAAACATGCGAAAATTCTCGAAGCCGGAGAACAAACTTGCGGCATTTGTTTGGAAACTAAACCGCTTGTTGATTTTTATGCAAATGGTTGCTTTGCCGACGGTACAAAGAAGTATAGGACTTCGTGCAAATCTTGCGTGCTGAAAGCACGCAAGATTAAACATCCAGAAATATACAAAACAAGCGTAGAAGTCCGTTCTGAATCTCCTAAAAACTACATGGCCAACCTATTGTTAAAAGCATCTAGAAGAAAAGACATATCCAAGTTTGACCTTACTATTGCTTTTTTGTGCGATTTGTTTACCAAACAAGACGGAAAATGCGCCATATCTGGCGTGCCTATGACTTATATTGCAGGAAAAGGCAGGCAAGCAACCAATATCAGCATTGATAGGATATGTAGCGATGGGCACTATAGTAGGGATAATGTACAACTGGTTTGTCTGGCAGTGAACGTAATGAAACAGTCCTTTTCTACAGATGAATTGGTATCGTGGTGTTCCTTAATATTGGCCCAAAATGCACAAAAATCAAAATTCGCGGATCAACAAATCACTCAGGAAATGGGACTGCTGATGCTCGATCATTATCCAACCAACGCCTACGAACATGAAGCAGGGTATCTTACCCTGCTTCATTCAGTTTTCGCCTACGGCTCACAACAGATGGATCGTACCGGTGTCGGTACGACCAGCATCTTCGGGGCTCAGATGCGGTTCGACCTCCGACGAGGATTCCCACTACTCACGACCAAGCGATTGCCGTTTCGGCATATCGCTGAGGAACTCTTTTGGTTTCTCCGTGGAGAAACCAACGTCAAGTCCCTGCAAGCCAAGGGTGTCTCAATTTGGGACGAATGGGGTTCTGAAACCGGCGATCTCGGCCCGATCTACGGTAAGCAGTGGCGAGACTTCGGCGGGGTCGATCAGATCAAATGGGCGATGGATGAACTGCGAAATAACCCTGCGAGTCGCAGGGTTATCGTGTCGGCGTGGAACCCTGCCGAGATCCCAGACATGGCGTTGCCGCCATGTCATACCCTATTTCAGTTCCACGTTGACCGGACATTCCTCGACCTGCAACTGTACCAACGATCCGGCGATATGTTCCTGGGCGTTCCGTTCAACATCGCTTCCTACTCGCTCCTGCTGTCGCTCGCAGCAAAGACTCTAGGGAAGATCCCTCGGTACTTCATCCACACGCTAGGCGATGCGCACGTCTACCTCAACCACCGAGATGCGGTCACTGAGCAACTGGCTAGGAACCCCAAGAATGAACCAATCTTGCAGATCAAGACTTGGCGAGAGAACCTGTGGGACTACACGTTCGAGGATCTCGAACTCTCCGGCTACGACCCGATGCCAAAGATCAGCGCACCGGTCGCTGTCTAGCTTATGACCTGACCATCGACGACCGACCGGTCGTCGATCATAAGCCCGTCCATATCGAGCATCCCTGCTTGCTTACAAGCAAGCAGGATCTTCGACTTGGTTTCTACATCCAAGTCCAGCTTGCTGATGTCGATATGGGCGTGGACATGCTGAACCTGTCCGGTGACTTTAATTTCCTGGCCGTACTGCTCTCGATTGAGCCGTTCGTTGGCGAACAGAACGGCTCTCGAATTGCCATCGGCAACCAGTTCCATCAGCTTCGACTCAACGAAGTTCTTCTTCTGGAAGTGGACTTCTTCCCATAGCTTCGGGAATCGCGGATCGTCTTTGGCCCACTTGTCAAGCTGGGCCTTGGAGATGTCCAAGAGGCGACAGCATGAGTTCAGATCGAACCTCGTCACGCTAAGAGCGTGGACGAGGAGTCGCTGCTTATCGAAGTCCCCTCGCGTTGCGAGGTTGTACAGTACGGCTTCCCGGTCGGATTTCTCCTCGACCAGTTCGTCCCAAAGCTCGCGTAGCTCGTTTGGGAGCGAGTTGCCGACGTGGCGAGCAATCACACCGCTGGACTTTCCGGAGTCGCTACTGCCCTCTCTAGCGGCCACAATAGCCCGATAGAAAGCTGGTTCGTTCTGCTTCCACTCTTTGAGCCTGCTCTCGGTGATACCGAGGGCAGCGGCGAGTTCCGGATCGTTCGTCGTCGTAAGAGCGCAGGCGAACGCCTGCCAAATTCTATCGGGGGTAAAGACGGATGGATTGGTTTCCGGTTGCGTTGTCATACAGCCAATCCTAGCGATTTTCGCTAGGATTGGCAAGGATTACTTGCGAATCCGGCAGTATCGCCAATCTAAACTTATAGTTCGATATGGATAGTAGTTTAGCGATGCAATGGATTCTAGCGTTCGCTTTTCCCACACAGCGTCAAGCGTATCTCGCACTTCGCACTCGATTGGGCCGTTTTTCAAGTCCTCGACGGTTGGCGAACGCCAACCGTCGTCGGTTGGCTCGACTTGCTTCGGCAACTCGTCAGTCTCAGTCTTGACAGCCTCGACTTCCGTATCGACGATTTTGACGTGCCATCGGAATCTTGGGCCGTCAGTGCTTTTGTCGTGCAAGTACCTAACGTGGTACGCCATGCCGGTCGTGTTGTTGGGATTTGATCGGTGTTGCATACCGACCAAAAAGGCTTTGAGAGGTGAATGAGGTGAATTAGGGTTGTCGTTTTCGTAGACCATGCACTCAATCGGGCCATTTTCGAGATCCGAAAACTTCGGATCTCGGAGAACCTGCGTCTTGATTTCGCATTGTTTCCACACAAACCCTGTCGATTTGACGTAACACCTTTCGCCATCGCTGAGCCGGAATCCCATCAATGTTCCTTCGTGCCACTCTTGATGTTGATTGTCTCGGAAGCGAGCCGCTTGCGGCTCGCCGCCGTCGATCAAGTCGATCAAATCCTGCTTGGTGACTGGTCGCCATCCTGATTCAGTTGCTTTGTCAATGGTCATAATTTTGCCCTTAAATGTAGGTTACGCTTCATAAAAATCCGCACAAATGACTTGACTCTTGCCTCGCACTTGCAGTTTCTCGCAAGTGCTTTGCTTTTCGTCAAGCCAAACTTCTTTGCCTTCGTAGCCTTTGTAAGTAGAGGCGAGCAGGCGAGCCTCCTCCTCATTCTTTGCACGAACTACGACTTCTCGTAGTTCGTCGTAGCTGCAATCAGGTCTGTTCAAAATATACAACGGCATAATTTCCTCCTAAGTGTTTGGGATACTTCGATTCTGCCATAGTTCTACGTCGGAGGTTTTTCTATTTTGTCTACAAATTCTTCAACATCGTGCAATTTGCAATGACAAGCATAGCAAACGACCATGATGTCTCGACGCTGTTCATGCCCCAGCGTTCGATAATGTTTGTGGTGGCATTGTAGATTTTCTGTGGCTCCGCACATCTCGCAGGCTTTCGTTTGCTTTCTCCAATAGCGAGATTTTTTCTTCCACTCAATAGATCGTATGTACTCGTGATACTTCGGCCTCTGCTGCTTTTGCTTATTCTTTTTGCCTTTTTGCTTCTTGTTCTTCGGTTTCTTTCGATTCCTGGGACGCATCTTCGGGGCCGTCGTTTCCAACCATTCTTTGTAAGCCTCTTGCTTTTGTTTGAGCCCGTGTTGCTCATACCATTTTTCAAAGGCTTCTGGGTACACTAGACCAACTCCTTGACCCTAAGGTGGGGTTTCATGCCGTGTTTCAAAAACTCCTCGCGAATGACTGACTGCACATTCTGGCAATGTTCTTCTGGGACGATGAACTCGTCGTGGATGGTAATCATGGGTATCTTAGCCAGTCTCGGAACGACGGTCGAGATCAGGATGGACGACTCCATCCTCTGACACTGCCTAGCGACTTCCTGATGCCCATCTTTTTTGCCAGAAACCAGAAACCTCGCTATAGCCCCAAATTCGCGTTCTAACGCATCGTACTCGCACATGGCTGTCATCATACCAACACGCTCGAAAACGCATCGTATGAGGCCATTCTTGGCCTCCTGGCGGGTCTTTCCGGTCAGGCTCCCGATGTAGTCGTACAGTTCACCGGATTTGCAGAAACTAAACCATCTGTGAAGATCGTCCGAATCGCCGCAGGCGTTTCGGACTACCGCGCCGAGAACAAACATCTGACAAGCGGCAACGTCTATCGCCACCAAAGGAGAGTCGCTTTGCAGCATATGGCGATGCCGAAAGGCAGTGAAGTTGGAATGGAATCTTCCGAAGTCGCATCGACCTGCGTAGAAATCCCCTGCTCCGATGCGATCCCAAGCAAACGCTTGCCAAGCGTTTGCAAACGTAGGTGGCGATTCTGGCAACCAGAATCGCTTAAAATGCGACACTAACGCCCTGCTAGGGGAATCTAATGAGCCGTTAGGCAGGTGGGTGATAGGCTTCTGTTTGCGACTAGGTGTGTAAGTTTCGCACCTGCCGGTGCGAAACTGTTGTGCCAATCGGATGCTTTGTGAGAAGCAATTTCCTTGGAAATTGCTGTATCTGTCGTTGAACTCGAAGATTTCTGGATGACTACGGGCAGCTTTCTTGACCTTATCTGCAACTCCACCAAACTTGAGTCGCCACTTGTCTTTTGGGAAGGGTATGAAGAATCCCAAATCCCGCCGTTCCTCGGTAGCTGATGTTAGCAACATCAGCAGAAACGACAATCTGGCAAGATTGTCGGCTTGCTCACCGTAAAATTTTGCGCCTAATGGCACAGGAATCCCTTGGATTCCGTTGCCTTTGTGGCGTGTTTGTGGTAACATTTCAGGACTCGCTTGTTCTTGGGTAAAGGCCAACAGGCGACAGAAAAGCCGAGGTTTCCCGACCTCGGCTTTTCGCTTTTACGATTCGCCATCGGCTATTCTAGCCCTACTCTGCGCAAATTGCAAATTTGCGCAACCTCACTACGTTCGGTTGCCATATGCGCGCAACCTCACTACGTTCGGTTGCCATATGCGCGCAACCTCACTACGTTCGGTTGCCATATGCGCGCAACCTCACTACGTTCGGTTGCTATATGCGCGCAACCTCACTACGTTCGGTTGCTATATGCGCGCAACCTCACTACGTTCGGTTGCGGGGTCGGGAGCCCCGCCTCCCCCAATATGTGGCACAAATTGCTGTTTGACCAATGAAAACATTGGGTAAACGCACGAAAAAATTAACAACCAATTGCACCGAAGTTTCGACCCATTTTTGACCCAAAATTTGATCCAAAATGGGGTCGATTTTGACGCAAGTTTTTCTTTGTTGGCTAAGGTCGGCTACAATGATGGGCAGTCTTGCCCATCACCCTTACCCTAGAAAGCCAAAAATGGCTAAACCAGAGCAGACTGAGCCAACCCGTCGTAAGTTCAACGCGAGTCAGGAAACGGGAATGAAACTCTTGCAGGAGTATCCGATAGTGGCCTTGGTCGGCCCTGCGGGCTCGGGCAAGACGCACCTTGCCCTCGAATACGCCGGGTGGGCGATCCGCAGGCAAAAGGCCGAACGAATCTTTTTCGTTCGGGCTCCGGTGGAGATGGGCCGAAGTTCGCTGGGGTACATCCCCGGCGAACCCAACGACAAGATGGCCCCGTATGTCGCACACGCCAAGGAAATCGCCAAGGAAATTGGCATCAGCGAACACGCTCTTAGCGTGGTTCCGCTGTGCTACGTTCAGGGGCGTACTTTCACCAACTCGGTTGTGATTGTGGACGAGTGCCAAGTCCTCGACTTGGACGAGTTCAGGGCAATTGTCACTCGACTCGGCAAAGGATCTACCATGATTTTTTGCGGAGATCCGGCTCAAGATACTAGACATCAAGGGCGATTCAGAGTATTTTTGGATAAAGTGCAAGGTTTGTCGTGTGTAGCGATTCAGCGGTTTACCGCTGCTGACAACATGCGACACCCTGCGATTATCGAAGTTTTAGATGCTTTGGATGATGCTTAATGACGGAAACGTCCCCTAACGAAAAACTGAAATCGGCTGCGGAACGCGCCGAGGCTTGGGATCGCCTATATGTTCAAATGATTGCGGCGTTGAATCACAACGCTCGTATGATTGACGACATGAGGATGCGATTCGACTCAGCGACCAACAATTTCTGTAGTTACGAGGACGACATCCGGAAGATAAAACAAAGGCAACAACACATACGCGAAGGCATTGATTTTCTTTGTGGAGAAAATCGCAGAATCGCGAATGAAGCCTACAATCTGAAAGAGGATGTGGCGTTACTTGGTTTTGGGCAAAAGCTGGTCTTAGGGGCCGTTGTCTTAGTGGCTCTGATTGGTTTTATGACGGCAACAAGCATCTACCAAAACACCAAGAAAATTCAACAGCAGATTGAGGCCAAACTGTGAGCGAACCAAAACGAGAACCGTGGGACGAATTGGTCAAGTCCGTCTTGGGCGTGATCGAGGCTGACCAAATGGAATTGGAGAAAGTGCGAAAAGAACGCGACGAATGGAAGGATCGGTATTTCAAGCAGGCGGATAGAATCGACTCGATTGGCTTAACCATCAGTCGGATGGAAGATGATGGGATAATGATGGGCAAGGCCGTCAGCACTTTCGCGGCTGTGTCTATCGCAAACCTCGTCTTGATCTGTGTCGTCATTGTTCGCCTTTGGAGTTACGGAAAATAAGCGATAGAGTCCACCAAAATAGGTGTACACCAACCATGATTGATAAACCAGATACAACCGGCCAAGCCTGGATAGTCTTGACGATCATCCTCGGGCTACCGATCTTCGGATTCCTGCTTACAATCGCATTGCTTATCCTTTCGTTTTTCTTCGGCAAACGAAAGGATGACAAATGATCGACTTCCCCAAAGACAAACGCAAGTGGACGATCCTTCACAGGATCGCCCACTACTACCCTAGAATCGGAGCGCAGTTGCTTGTAGTCATCGAGGACTACAAGCAGGAAAAAAGCGAGATTCGACAATGGCTTACCGATGTCGAACTGATTGACAGTCTCATGCGAAGTCACCCTGAAATCATAGCACTTTCCACGGTAGGTGGGTGGCAAAACTTTCTCAAAAAGGTGCGTAATGGCGAAATCGAAATCACTACTCGGCAACCTCCAAAAAACCGTAGCCGAAAAGCAGGAAAAACTGCAACAGGCCGCCGAAGCACAAAAGCCAAATGACCTCTCAGCGGTGTTCTCCGACGACACCGCTGATCTTGTTTACCACGGAGACAAGATCACCACGGCAGAGGAACTGATCGCCAACGCCCAGATTGATCTCGATATTTGGGAAGTCACCGAGGTTAAAATCAACCGATGGGAGATCGCTGGCAAGAGAAAAACCGTCGTCAACAAAAACAGCATCGAGACGCTGTGGCAGATCCCATGCAGGCAGATCACCGTCAAGCTCAGGCGCAAAGCCCCCAAGACGATCCAAGAGGGCATCCTTTCGCTTGTCGAAAGGATGCCTCAGTGTAAGCCGGTCAAGGCGACTCGCAAGCGAGTCGCTAAACACTTGATCGAATTCAGCCTGTACGATTGTCACTTCGGCAAACTCTGTTGGAACAAGCAAACCAAGTCCGACGACTACGATTTGGAAATCGCTGCAAGCGATTACCAAAACGCCGTCGAAGTGATGATCGAGCGCGTCGAGCCGTATCAGGTCGAGGAGATCATTTTGCCGATAGGCAATGATTTCCTGCACTTCGATGGAGCAAACAAGCAAACGACCAAGGGAACCTTGGTCGATTCCACCGACGACCGATACACCAAGGTATTCAGGCAGGGCTTCGTCAGCATCAGAGATGCTGTCGAAGCGTGCGCACAGATCGCCCCGGTTCGCGTCTTGTACGTCCCAGGCAACCACGACAAGTACACGTCCTGGCATCTCTGCGAGATGCTCAGGCACTACTTCGCGCCGAACAAGCAGATCACCGTAGAAAACGACGAGACGAGGAAATTCCTCTTGTGGGGGAAAAACCTGATCGGATGGGATCACGGGGAAAAAATGAGTTTCGATAAGCTCGCACACATGATGCCGGTCGAAGCTAGCTCCCAGTGGAGCCAAAGCATTTTCAGGTACATGCGAGTCGGCCACTTCCACACGAAAAAGCAGATCCGCCATATCAACACAGACACTCACCAAGGTATTCAGGTCGATGTCATTCCGTCGCTCAGCGCGACGGACGCATGGCATTACGAAAACGGCTACATCGGCAACCAAAGGGCCGCCGAGGTAGCCGTGTGGGATCGCGAGGCCGGGCTGATCTCGACGATGGTTGTTGAGGCAAAAAGCGCAATCGAAAATAGGAAAAAGCAGCATGGTTAAGGCAGGTTTGGATTACTTTTTGGATGTGCCGGGACACTTGTTTGAAACCGAGGGGCGGTTGCTACAGCAACTCGCCGAGGGAAAAAGGGTGCTGGACATCGGGACACATCACGGCAGGGCCGCCGCCGCTATGGCGGCGACGGCAAAGCATGTAAGGACGATTGATTGGTATCAGGGAGACTCGATGATCGGGGCTCCCGATATGGACGTGGTGAAAGAATTGATCTTCCCTTTAGAAAACGTCGAGTGCCTATGGGGTGATTGGTTGGAATGGTGGGAGCAGATGTTCGACCATGCCGATTACAGCCTGATCTTCTACGATGCCGCCCATAGGCCCCCAGAACCCTACGAGAAAGACTTTCTCGCCTTGGTCGAGGATTTCCCTGATATTCTCATAGCTCTCCACGATCATAAACCAAAACAACCGGAATACCAACTTGCCGTAGCGGCGATGAACGACTTCGCAAAAAGAACGGGCCGAACGATGTTCGGCCCGGTCGCGGGATCTTCGATTGTGTGGTTTGAGGCTACCTAATTCGTCGTAGGGATAACCCAAACAGGGAGAGTCCCTTGGCGAATCTCGCTTTCTTTCTGGTAGATCACCCGCATTGGGAAAAGACCGATTGTCTTGGGCATATCGCCCAAGACAGCGCGAATATCTAACTTAGCCGCTTGGCTCAAAGATTGCCTCCAAACCCCCTCGCTACATTCTTGGCTAAGTGTTTCCCCATCGTCCTTAACGAGATCATCAATTTCTACGGGCTTGAGCGTTTCAATATCGGGCCACTCGTCAGCGGATAGCGAAATCTCTTTCTTGCTTTGTAGCGAGAAAATTTCAGCTTGTAACGCTTCGACCTTGTTCTCAAGATCCATGATCTTGAGAACCAATTCCAAGCTACCGTTGGGCTTGTCCAAGATTGAAGCCAACACAAAACCACGGGCCGAAAGACTCTTGTCAACTGCCATAATCACTACCTCCGATAACTAAAATCAGGATGAAACTCGACCGCAAATTCGTACTTGTCCACGTCGCGTGGCGACGGGACAGCACGAACCACAACCTTACCGGGACTTTGGCAACCTGCCAAAGTCCCTACCACCACGAACAGCAAAACCAGAAGCAAAAATCTACTCACAGGAATACCCCCTCTTTCGGTCAGCGTCGATAGCACAGACCAGCGTTTCGCGGAAAGCCTCTCGGCTTTCCTCGAAGCTCGGGATCTTCCACGACCCCGCCGAGTTCGCATGGGGCCGGAACGGCGGCGTAGCCGTCGTTCCGGGCGGCCAGCTTGCCAACACTCGGTTAAGATCATTCGCATTGCGAATGATCGTTTCTGTGACGTTGTATTGATCGGGGAAACTGTCACCGGGTTTGACCTCGTGCCCGAACCGGAGTTCGTCGGCGACGAACTCCGGAAAACCGGACAAGAACCGAAGTTGGATAGCTTCGGGCGAATCGACGCGCTCGCCAATCCATCGCAGTTGCCGAGTCGCTTCGAGTCTCGCGTCGAGGGGGGTATCCCCCTCGACGACGATCATACACGGGCCTAGAGTCGCCACAAATTTACCTTTTGGCATAATTACTTACCCCCTCCGATTGAACCGAGACACCACAACGCCAAGACGATACAAACCAAAACTTCCATCGAAAAAACCCTTTGCTGAAAAAAAAACCAAACTAACCGAAAATTCGTTCCCAATATGTCCATGATCCGTTTCTCGAAACTCGCACGAGATCCGGGTTAGAAAACCCGCCGATCAAGTAGAAATGCCTTTTGGTGATCTGTATGTAACCGATCATTGGAAAAACCCTTTGTTGAAATTACCGAGACGGAAAAAGAAAAATATTACCATCGCCTTTTCGGCGACGAATCTCTATACGACCTTCGGCTACTTTCTGCTTTGTTCGCAATGTCGATTCAGCCGGACTGTTACGCAGTTCTATAGCCTCTATACGCAAATCCCCTATCTCGTGGTCAATATACTCTTGAGCTAGCTCCTTCGTAGCAAACGCTGCTTCTACAAAGGTATGCTCATTGCCGTCGGCATCATCATAAGGCTTTAGCACTAGAAAAATTGTCACGATAAACCTCTCTTGAAAACTGGAAACCGAAAAACCTAGTTGCTCTCGCAAACGAGGTCGATATAGCCCAAGGCTTGCCCAATGGCAAGCAGGGCCGATTTGATTGCCGACTCGCCGACCCCGCCGATGTTGCAAGGCTTGGCAAAATCGACTTCACCGGTCGAACTGTATGGCGTGCCGTACAGTTCGATCCCCGCCGACTCGATGGCGCGGGCGGCGGCTTCGGAGTATTTGCAGTATCCATATCCGCCCGCCGATCCTTTGCCAGTCGTCCACTGGTCGCCGTGTACCCAAAGCGCGGAATACACGGTCGAAGCCGAACGACTTCGACCGCAATACAAACGCAGGGTGACAAGGCAACGCGAAACCGGCCTGCCGGTTTCGCCGATCTTGATCCCGTGGACGGTGAAGGTTTTCACCGTCTCTTTCGTGTCACCGAGGTTGCGGGCGTTTTGCCGGGGTTCAACCGGCAAAACGGCCTTGATCGTAAGCTGGACTTCGCGCCCGTCGTATCCCGCATCGAAAATCGGTGCGGGTGCTGGAACTGGGGAAACCGTGGTCAAAATTGCTGTAGTCATCGAAAAAACCCTTTGCTGAAAAAAGCTGAAAAACCGTGAATTGTGTGAAAGTGTAGAGTTGATCGGCTTGTTGTCAAGGCAACTTGACAACAAAACCAAAGAAAAAAAAAACTAATCGTTTGCGATTTCTTGGGAAATAAGCTCGCGAATACCCGCTTTGGTATCTGCTCGCAGATACCCGCCGCGACTTGAAAGACAGTATCAACGGATGCCCGAAGCGTTACGCGCTGCCGGGTAAACAAAATACCCTTTGTATTGCCACATGATAGAAAACCTTTCTTGAAAAACTGGACTTGTAAACAGCTTGCGACGGCGGGCTAATCGTTGTACCCGAGAGCGCGCCGCCATTCATCGCCCGGAACGCTCGACGTTTGGCCCTTCTTGTTGAGGAATACAAACACTTGGGCGAACGTATCGCAAACGTCGGCGAAGTGCTTAGCGGCGGCTCGATTCTCCTTGTCGAGTTTCCTAACGGCTTCGGCTTCGGTAGATCCTTCGGGCAGTTTCCACCACTTCGGAACGTCTTTATGGGGCACAAGGCCAAACGCTTCGGCACAAACGCCGAGATTGTCAAAGGCGTTTATGATCGTCCCGAGATACGCGCCCGACTTGCCAAGGTGATAGAAAAACAATCGGCCAAAGGCCGATTGTAGGCACTGTAACCGCTTGGCTTCGTCGATTGTGCCGTCGTTGCGAACGTATCCGCACCAACTAAGGGCCGCTTTGCGTGGCGCAGTTTGCGCCACGTTAAACAGCCCGTCGAAAGCCTTGCGAAGCAAGGCAAGCTCTTGCGTGGTCGCGTCAAAGCCCTTGACGTGTTGCGCGGAGCGCAACACTAGGTCGAAAACCGCTTGAACTTGGATCTTTTGTTTTGCTTGTTTTGTAGCCATTGTTGAAAAACCTCCGAAAGTAAAAAAAGCTGTAAAACCAACGATTGCAGGATTCTAGGCTTGCTATCGACAGATAGCAAGCCCAAGTGGACTAGAAAACCGACTATTTGTCGGTTTTCTTTAGATCGGACAAAACCGCCTTCAAAAGTGAATCGACGTGAGCATCATTCGCGCCGTCGTCATAGTAAAAACAAGGCTTGCGACCATCGAAAGGCAGTACGCGCCCTTGGGGGTTGTGCATGTGTGTAGGGTGGCAGTCGTTGTACGCCCTATCGGTAGTCACCTTGTTGAGCAACTTCCACGCCTCAGCCGTTCCAAGATCGGCAACTAGATTGCCGATCCCCCAAGCGTCGATAATCGCCTTGAAATCAGCAACAAGCCCCGCGCGTAAGTGTTCCAGCTTTAATCTAGCCATAGTGGACGATCCTCCGGTAAAACGGTTGCGGTATCAAACAAAATCGGCCTAGAAAGCCTAGCAGAGTTCCTAGCGGCCATATCGCGAACATCGGGTAATAGATCCCTATCCTGCAAAACCTCAAAGCATTGGCTAAACTCGTCTGCCTTGTTGGCAACCTTAGCAGTGACAAAAAAGCCGTAGTAGAAGCCCCCGCCGCTAGCGGGGGCTTCCCTAGTCACAATCGCACTTGCGATAGGAAAGCCGTTCAAAACCACGTCGCAGCGTTCAAACTCGTTTGGCGTAGCCATAGCAAAAAAAACCTCCTAAAACCTAGTACAAACGGGCCTTGTAATCGTCGAAAAACTTGTAATCGTCGTCGTCGGAAAAGTAGTCCTTGGCGCTCCACTTCCGGGGATCGTAGCAACGCGACGAACCACCACCGTTTAGTAACATACCGTTGCTATGCCACGTCTTAGTGGAAGCGTCGTATTGCCAAGTCCCAAATTTTTTCCATTGGTTGCCGTTGAGTAGGCAAAACCGGTTGTTGTAGGCAAGCTGCGTAAGCAGCTTGCATCGGTGCTGATGTTCCATCGGAATAAGCGACTTAGCTAGGAGCGCCGTATCGCTATGCTTACCCTTGGGACAATCGTATTGATCCCCACGCAAAACGCCGTTGTGCATTAGAAAAACGTCGTTGCCTACGGTGAAGGGGTGCGCGTTCTGCTTGGTAACTTTGCCGTGAGTCGCCAAGCGAAAATGGATCGTAGCCACGGTATCGCCCGGCAAATTCTGCAAAAGCTCCGAAGCGTAGAAAGCTGGAAAATCGAAAGAGAAAAACAGATTATCGGGCGTATGGATACCGTATCCATCCGGGTTTCTGTTTTCAGCAATATCCAAGTCCAGCTTGAGTAGATTACTAACGCGACCTCGAACTATCAAACACATGGTAAAAACCTCCTAAGGGGAAAAACAAACTAGCAAAAAGCTGCAAAACCAACTAACGCAACAATAGTAGGATTATCGGGAAACAATGCAAGGGCAAAAAAGCAAAACGTAAAAAAGAAAAGGGAAAAAGGGAAAAAGAAAAGCA